GACGGTTGGTGGCTATTATTTCTTTTAGAAGTTGAGGGCTGGATCAACTTTCCTTGGGCGGTGGGATGGATAAACCGTCTGAATATGTAGGCGACAAGGGAAATCTTGAAACCTGCTACACCTTCTCTTACAAATAGCATTACGTTTGGCGGTACCGTAAACCGCCATTAATATGGGGTAACATGGTGGCTAAGATACAAATTCCTGATTGATAATTATCAGGTGGAAATAATGGCGTAGGTTCGATTCCTATACCCTTTTAAATTATGGAGGCTGCCAGCTGACAGTGCAAATTGTCATGAAGCTGATTCTTAGTATGCAATTTATGTGGTGTAAATTGTGGGGACAGCCAAGATACACAGAAGGACGGGGCTGTGTATCGTATAAATAGCAACATGGTTCTTATCTGGTGTAGGATTAAATGGTGGCTGTAAGACACTAGCCATAGGTGCTATTTTTTAAAAAGAATGTACTTAGCAATAACCGCGTGGCTAATAACCTTGTTCAGGTGATTGCGAAAATATATAATCCTGCGAATGGGGCAGGTCGAAACGCTATAATGCGTTAGATAGCCGCTGTTGATAGCTTAGAGGTGGATTGTAAAACTATATATCTTTGATGGTGGAAGGATTAAACCATCCCCAATATCTCACTGACGGGGTGATTGCCGGACGTGGGTCATAAAATGTCTCCTTGATGGATTGGGCGGTCGAAAGGTCGCCTAATTTATACATAACATGTCATTTTTGGAACTTGTGTAAGTTCGATTCTTGCAAATGGCGAATATAAAAAGTTCATAAATCGGGGTTGATTAGCTATTGTAAAACAAAGACGTGGTACCACTAATACCACGTCTTTATCCCTATTTATAAACCTTTAGTGGGGGTTTTAAATGTGAAAAATGGAAACGAATTCTTTATGGAATTGTCAAGATGTTTATTTACCGAACCATATTGCAATTTATCTCAAAACGCAAAGTGGCTGTTTGTTGTTTTAAACGAATTAGAACAGAGATACACAGGTGACAATACAGACTTTTTCTTTAGATCAAACGATGATTTAGCGAACGATGCTAATATGAGTTTATCGGCATTAAAAAGGACTAAAATTGAATTAGTAAAAACCGATTTGATAGAAGTATGGAGAATGCATTTTATAAACAAAGAAACTGGTAAGAAGTCAGAGAAGAATGTGACAGCTTACCGTATATTAAAATAAGCAAAGGTTCTACAGCGGACTTTCTGGCGAAGGTTCGATTGGTTATTATGCGAAGGTCCGTGATAGAACCACTATATAAGACTTTGACTTCATATCTAAGACTTAGACTTAATCTATATAAGATTTAGTAAATAACATAGTCGTTTGGGAAACGACGTGTTTTCTCAGAAAGGTGATTATTAAGATGGACTTTGAAGAATTCAAGCAACAGTTTTATAACAAAAAACGTGAACATGATAATGAAATTGATTATCTAAATGTCAAGTTTGCCAACGAAATAAATGAATTTGTGGTGGTTAATATTGAAAAAGTGTTTATTCCGGATGTGACGATGTTAAGCTACAACGACCGTGATGGTGAGATCCGCTATTTGGTGCTTGGCGTATCGCTGAACACTCTTAAATTAAGACTTGGTATATATTATTGCAACGGAAGATATTGCAATCCATACGACCGCGGTGAAGGTGAAACATATACTATTGGTAAGGCGTTTAAAGAGCTGAAAGATGCGACTAGCTGCCTTGATGGTGAAATGATTGAACAAGCTATCAAAGACGATAAGAATAAGAAAAAGGAACGTGATCTCAATAAGTACCGAGAAGCAAAGATAAACGGTTGGAAGGAAGTTACTAAGGCTGGATTTGATGATTTCATGAAAAAGTATTTAGATGATCCGGACGCAAAAGTTAAATTGTCGCAGAACACATGTTTTATATGTGAGCCGATTCAGCATACAATTGAGTGGGAACATAAACCAATAGCCATATACTTGGACGACTGGCTAAACGGCAACACGCGGCATTATAAAATAAAGGATGGCGATTAAATGAACTTTTGGGAGTTTGCTAGTACTTGTCCAGTGGCAGCATTTTTGATAGTTTCTACAATAGGTTTCTTTGGATCGTGGGCAATTGTAAATACTGTAAATTGTATTGCCGATGCAATTAGTGAAAGAAAAGACAATGATAAGAAAGCTGGCGATTGAATGACATTATGGGATGATGTTGATCCAAGATCGATACAAGACATACTTCAAGACTTAAAAACAATGCCGGTATATTATGATTTAACGCCACAACGAATGATTGTCAGCCCTAAACAATATTATTGGCTAAAAGATTGGGAACGCGTAGAAAAGATGAAATGTCGTCGCCGTAGTGCATGGAGAGCAATGCTGATTATGCGAAGAAGTATTAAGCCATGGGAAGGGAAGCGATTAATTGAAAGCTGACCGCGAGTATGCAATCAAGTTATTTGGGAAAATTGTATCATGCAACGCCAAACACAAAACGATTAATCTTCGGCTAGTCAAAAACGATGTTGTGGAGCCGATTAGATTTACCATTGTATTAAACGACGAATGGGGCGATGATATTTGCAAAGATGCTTTTATTCTGTTCAGCAGTATTAGCGTTAAGGTGGGCTTAGAAACACCACAGGGTATACTTGCATACTATCCGATGATTGACGTCACCACGCTAACCACAGCGAGCAGGGAGTATATAATTAAATCATGTTTGTGTTGGGAATGAGGAGGGAATATTGTGGATTCGGTAACAATTGCGGAAGTAGACAAAATAGCTGAATTAATTTTTACAATGTTTATAATTTGGATCTTGTTTGGAAGGAAGTAAAGTTATGAAATTGGAGATCATGTTTGTGCTCAAAGTAACGGGCAGTTTATTTGTTCTGGAACAATTATTGAAATGTATATCGATAAAGACAAAGGACTTAAATATTTAGTGGAACTACACGACAAATCACGGTTATGGTATTTAGAAGAAAATATTGTTTTACCAAAAGAATAAAAAGAAGAGAAAGAAGAGATTGATTATGAAATATCGTAAATTACCAGTTGTAATTGAAGCATTTAAATTTGATGGCGATCTTATGGACACACATGGTAAATATTATGTACCAGATTGGGCAGCACAAGCATTTATTAAAGGCGATTTGTTTTATGCCAATGAAAATTCTAAACTGGCACCATGCGAATTATTCGTTAAGACATTAGAAGGATCAATGCACGTATCGGTTGAAGATTACGTAATAAAAGGGGTAAATAATGAAATTTATCCTTGCAAACCAGACATATTTTTAAAAACTTATGAAGAGGTTATACCACAGCCATTAAGCCCATTAGGAGAATTGGTACAACGAACCGGAAATAAAGATTACATTAATCCATTATCGGACCAAATACAATTAAATAAATTTGGCGATACTTGCAGCTGTAAAACATTAATTAATGCATTCAAAATGCCAATTCCGACAAAATTATTAAAAGATATTGATAAAATTAAAATTGATGGCAAAGAAATCAGTGGCGTGAAGTCGGTTAATGTGCATTTTGACATAGAAGAATTTGCCACGGTGAAAATTGAAATGATTGGCGAAGTTAGCCTAGATGTTATAAATATGGTGCCGGATGTTATAAGCAATAAGCGGGCAGAAGAACAACGTGCTAAAGAACAAAAGCCGCGTAAATATTGGTGATGAAGGGTATCCATCAAGCTGTACAGGATCGTGTAGACATAAGGGCGATGTAAGCCGCAGCAATTCAGCGTGCGGACATTATAGGGAGAGATAAAGTATGGAATATGAACTAATTAATGATGGTGGCAGAACAGATTTAGAATATAGTGTTCGGCAAATTCGATTGGACATAGACAAGTATGAATTTGGTAGAATTATTGATTCTAACTATTTTAGAAGACATTCAAAGGTTGAAATTATTAATCGTGAGTGTGGTGAAATGCAACTACGAATGAGGTTGGAAATTCCGGCATTGTGGCATAAAAGCGTAGAAATAAAATACCCATTGGATTGGTGGCAGTCATTTAAAGAACGTTGGTTTAATAAGCCGCTATTGAAAAGATACCCGGTTCAATACAAAAAGGTAACAGTTAAAGCAGTTGAATTCCATCCAGAAATAGAATGGGAACCGGATCATAGAAATCAAATGTATGTTGCGGTATTTAATTCAAACAGCAATAAGGAGAATAACGATGCAAAGTAAAATTGATTTAGGAACAATTGAAATACCAATAATCGTAATGGGCGAAAAGTTTAGCGTGAAAGTTAAGATTAGCGGTGAGTTAAATATAGAGCATATTGATACCAATAACACATCATTATGCAATTATAGGTTTAGCCGTGATGAAAACATGAAGTATTTGACATTGTTTATTCGAAGCACATTTGGGCTAACAAAAGAAGAACTAGATAGCATGTCAATGACTGCATATATTGATCTGTTGCAAAAGGGAATTGAAAAGACATTTACATTAAAATAGCTGACATAGAAAAACATGCTTTAGGCAATCGCCCTTAGCATGTTTTATTTTTGCTTATTTGGTTTTAATGTGCTTAAGTTTATCGACGACCAGCTTAACTACCCAATCGGATGGATGAGATTTGCCGGCTTCCCAGTCTTCGATGGTGCGAGCTGGTATGCCTAAACGTTTGCTCATTGCCAGCTGTGATAGCCCTGACGCTTTGCGTGCTGACTTAATTTGTGTGGCGGCTGTGATTGTATTGGATTGGTCTATTTTTGCGTTACAGGTCTTTATAATGCCATTAAATGCAATACCAGCGCAGTTGCTGTTTAGTACTTTGCATGTTTTACATACTTCGTTGATATCATTTATTTTGATCATCTCCTTTTGTATCTATTTCGTTTTTAAGTATTTCAGCAAATACAGGCATTATTTCTGATGAAAAAGCAATAGCGCTATGCGGGTACTCCATACATACGTCAAAGCAATCAGTAATGCAATCGCAAATACTTTCCATTTCATGGCTATTATATAAATCATTGTAAACAACATCGGCTGAGCTTCGATCAATGTCTGATATAAAATCGTATGCATCCCTAGCTTTTATTTTATCTTCAATTTTACCGGACTTGCGCCATTTTAAAATGATTTTGTGCCAGTCATCAATAGTTTTGTCAAAGTTAAAATGGTTTTCATCTGAAACCTTGAAAAGTAAATATCTTGGATCTTTGGATATTTCAATTAAAAAATGCTTAAATGACTTTCTGCCATGATTGGTCCAGCGATATTGATAATCACCGTAATCTGATTGACAACTAAAAATTCCACCGTTTTCATCGATGATGAATATTGCATATGACCATTCTTTTGACTGGATTGTGTACTTTTCACATGTTGATTTTGTAAAAGTATAACTCATGAATTATCGTCTCCTTTTAGATTGATTATTTTGAAATGCAACGACTCGCACAATTCGACTGCATCGGCGTAGGTAAACATTGGTAGCCGCTGACCGATCTCCTGTATTGGATTCTTTGTTATTTTTCCAATCAACTTTATTAAAAATAAATTCAACCCCAGCTTTAATAATTCCAGGTAGACCAATTTCAGCATTTATTTTTATTTTTCTTGAACATTTTTTACTATCATTATTGTCTCCATAAACTTTTTCATTTGTTGATACTGTTGCAAATCTGTTTGATGCTGGTTCGTAATATCTAAAAACATCTAGTGGGAACTCACAAAAATGAAACCCACTATTACAAATTATTGCTTCTTTTTCTTCGTATTCTTCACCGACTTTATATTGAAATCCTCTACACTTTAAATCTTTGTCAAATCCTTTATATCCAGTTACCATATTTAAATCCCCCTAATTTTTATTAGAGTGTTTGGCACTCTATAGAGCCTATCGGGTTGATAAGCTCCAACAATGTCAAATATTATTAATAAAATAAATCATTACTTATTTAAATTAAAATTTATTTGTTCAAGGATTTCATCAACTATAACATTAGATGAAAGAGCCTCAAATAATAATTCTTTTGCTTTTATGGTAGAAACATTATTAATACTGACAATGGTATCAATAAGTCGCGAAGTAACATATTTATCATAATCAATTACTTTACCTTTATTTTTACCATCAGTAATTTCTACTTTAAACATTTTCAACCGCCCCTTTGTTTTTATCTATACCTTATTATACCACGTACACCGTGGTTATGCAATAGGTTTGTTAAAAGTTTTTATTTATTATTTTGCACACTTTTTATGCCAAAAGTGCACACTCATGATATAATGTAATAAAGTACGCAAAAAGGGATGCAAAGAGGGATGCAAAATGAGTGAAAAACCATGGAAAGAAGCATATAAAGACTACGCAAAAGGTGCATCGTATGCAGCCATCGCAAAAAAGTATGCAACTACTGAGAATACCGTAAAGTCATGGTATACGCGGCATTGGAAGGATCAAGTAGTTAAAGATGAAGCGTGGAAGCAGGACGCAACTGTAGAAAGTATGCACAATCCAATGATCGAACAAGAAAGTATGCAGCTGATAGATATAAATAAAGGAAAAGTGCGTGAACAGTACCAAAATATCGTCACAAAACAAATTATTGACACTAATCCAAAAGAAATAATGCACACTTATACAAGAAACAATTTGCCAGAGTTAGAACCAAGGGAATCACGCTTCGTTGAGGAGTTCTTGATTGATCTTAGCAAGACTGATGCAGCCATAAGAGCAGGGTATGGAATAGACAGTGCAGCCGCAAAAGGATGTCAGTTATATGACAAGCCAAAGATATACGCTCACATACAAGTCGCATTAGCAGAGCGCAGAAAGAGAACAGGAGTTAACGTTGATACTACTGTTAGAGAATTGGCAAGGATTGGATTTGTTAATCCTGCTAGAGTGGTTGACAAGGATGGGGCGATAAGGGAAGACGCTGATGAAGATGATCTTAGAGCGATCGCCTCGATAAAGATTAAAAGCACATATGGTAAAGATGGTAGCAAGACGGTTGAACGAGAGATCAAGTTCGCCGATAAGAACAAGGCTTTAGAGATGCTAGGCAAGCATCAGGGCATGTTTATTGATAGGCAGCTAATACTACAGCACAACACTAGCGACGTCAGCAACCTAAGCACAGCAGAGCTTGAGAAGGAACTGCGTAAGCAATACAATATGTCAGAAGCTATAGATATAACGCCTCAAAGTAGTACGCATGCAGAGGACATTGACAATGATTAACAGTTAAAACCTGCGAAGGTGCGTAGATGCTACATTCTAATATCATCTTTTATGTATAAGTTAAGATATGCATGGATGGAGGGTTGTATTGCGGTAAAAAGACCATCAGGTCCACCCCACCCCTAATATTTCCAGAATCTAGGAGAAAAAGGCAGCCGCTCAGTCGTTCAATATATTTTAAAAATGAAAGGTGTTTGGAAATTTATGGATAACAATTCATTAATTGAAAAATTAACATCTATCCAAAATAATCTTGTCAGCAATAAAATAATTATGTATCATTCTATTCATCAATCATCAATGGATTTAATTAAGACATTATTCCCAGAATATGAATATGCCGCTAACTCATGGCTAGAAAAAGATAAAATACTAATTATGGATAAATCGGCATTCACAAACGAAAAATTATTTTTAAAAATCTAAACGCGAAAGGAAAATTATTATGATGAAATTGGTTTTACTTGCTTTAATTATTGGCTGTATCGCTGCTGCCGTTTACGCATTTGTTTTATGTTACAATGAATTTGATTTGTCATTATTAATTTCTGGAATATCTCTCTTATTGAGCTCTTATTCACTCGGAATCAATTTGATGATGGAGATTGAAACAGGTCGATATTACGAATAAAATAGTTAAGCCACAAAACTAGTACTTAAGGAATTTACAAGACGAAATGCCAGTGCGCCTATATACCATATGGTCTCAAACCGCTTTTTACCTTTACCTCGTTTGGGGTAAAGCAAGCCTACTTTAAAAAGCAGTAAAGAACAAATGATTTTAATTTGTCAATAGTTAAACAAAAATGTTTTGAGGTGATTGAACGATGTGAACGAGTTAAGGCGATTTCTCTTAGGAGAAATAAACGTTGTTGATCTTGGCGGTGGTGTTATTATCTCAAAGGAAATTGCACCTGCTGCCGAATTGTGGCATATTTCTGTTGATGGTGAAGAAAAAAAGATGTTTTGGGTATCTAATAACAAGGAAAAGGAAAAACCAGCTAAAAAAGGAGATTATACCGGAGGAAAGCCACCTTACATCATGGTTATGGAATCAGCGGTGCAGAAATTAATTGATAGTGGCGATTATGTAGGCGATATTTACCAGCAAATTGGATTTTTAACGGCAATGAGTGGGCGTATTGAGTTTAAAACAGGAAGATTGGTACATTCTCGGACAAAAAAACCGTTAACACGAGTTGATTTGATGGGAATTACAAAATTTACTCATAACAAAATTGATAAGTTATTAAAAAACTTGCGAGAAAACAATCTTCTCACCCATACCGCTGATGGCTATTTTATATCACGAAAATTTATTAAAAAGGGAGCTGCAAGATAAATGAAAATGCATGGATATTATGAAGTTACGGAACCACATATTGAAAATGGTATAATGTCTTTTAAGTCACGGCTTGCAGGAAAAGATATTTTTATTATTGCTAAAAGAGATAGCATTAGGAAAAATATTAAAGATGTAACAGCGATATCTATTTATGATTATCATATTAGAGTTAAAACCAATAATGATTATGAAGAACAACTTTTAAAAATAAAAGATCCTGTAATGCTTACATTTATTGATGATAACAGTGTTATTGTGTACAATATGCAAAACTTTAAAGAAGGTTGCATTCGTTATAAAAGTTATGATGATTTTTTAAAAATTTACAACACTTCTCACGACTATGAAAAAGATAGATACGAAGAAGCAAAGAAAATTGTTGCCAGTTATGAAAGTGTGAATAAATGAAATTGCATTGCATTGAAGGATTTTACAATGGCGAAAATAAAAAGATCAGTTATAAGGCAACCATATCAAGATATGATGATGCTTATGTTGTAATTACAAAAGATGGCGGTATATATGTATTGGTTGATGATTTTTTTGCAGGAAGACAGAGATCAAATTATTCTGTTAATAGAAAAATGCTGGTTGATCTGTTATCAGCTGAATCATCGTTCAAAACTTCATTTTTGCGCTATACATCATTTAGGCAAAAAGATATTGATGAATTTATAAAGGAATATGAAAGCGATTTAGAAGTTGGCAAACAACAGGACCGCAAGAAAAAATATGAAGAAGCTAAAAAGATTGTTGCTGAATATGAAAGCGGTGAAAAATAAATGACTAAGGATAAATTTGAACAGCTATACTGTAAAAATTCCAATATAACCACAAAAGAATACGACGATAATTTTATAACCCTACCATGCCAATGCAGTGAACGTGGTTGTAAGGGGTGGGCAGCTGTTTGTAATAACAAATTGTCTATAAAGGCTCACAACGACCTTTACGGAAAGGAACCGTGCCAATGAATTACCACTACACACCAGCCGAATTAAAAGAACTGCTGTCGTCGATGACGATTATTGTGGATTCAAGGGAAAATAGCTGGAAACACGTTGAAGATTATTTTATTAAAAAGAAAATCCAGTATAAGCAGCACAAACTTGATTATGGTGATTATTCTTGTATGTTGCCGAAGAATTTAGAACTAGGAATATTGCGAGATACATATTTTACTGATTTGGTTTGTATCGAACGCAAAAACTCGCTTACGGAATTGTCAAACAACCTTTCTAACGATCGGGATAGATTTGTTTCTGAACTTCTACGCAAGAAAGATACCAAACTGTTTCTTATGGTCGAGAACACCGCAGGAGGCTATGGAGACATACTTTCTCACAAATACAACAGTCAGTATGGTGAGGCTAGTTTTATGGCTACACTTAAGAGCATGGAAGCTCAGTTCAATATTAACGTTTCGTTTTTAGCCGATAAATCTTTAGCCCCTGTATTTATATTTTCAACTTTGTACTATCACATACGAAATTATTTATTAGGAAGGTGAGTAAATGATTAGACTCAAAAGCTTTTTAGGTAAAACAATGGCTCAACTAAACGATGAAATACGTATAGACGAACAAAAACTGCTAAACGATGCATTAAAAAGATTTCTTATGTCTAATTGTCCTGTTTTAAAAGATGAAAGCGAATTATTTCCACACCCAAATGACAAAATGATACGTTGGATAAACTGGAACATAAAAACGGACTTGCGTGGAGATGGATTGTTGACGGTTTCTGTTTTAAGAGTAGACCAATGGGAAAAGATATTTTATATATCCCATAAAATTGATATGGACAAATTTGAAGTAACTGAGGACGTAGCTGAAATATGGCGCGATGGAAGGTTTGAAGTTCAATGCAACAAGATTTAGCACGAATGCTGGTACTCCAACGTGAAATTAATATTCGCAAGGCTAGAGAAAGCTTGTGGGCATTTTGCTGTATGGTATCGCCAGACTTCTACAAGTCAGACCGTTGGCACTTGTGGCTGATGTGTGAGACACTACAGGCACTATATGAACGTAGATTAACAAAGAAACTGTTTTGGGATTTATGCCACAGCCCAAACGTTCCATCATGGTATCCAGATCATGTAGTCGAATGGGATAAAATTGTTGACGGCAGGGTATATACGAACCTCATGCAAAACATTAGCCCACGTTTCGGTAAATCTCGTACGCTCACAAATTTCTGTGATTGGATTCTTGGCAAGGATAACCAAAACAAAATCATTACCGTGTCATACAACAATGACTTGGCAGCAGATATGAGCCGGTTTGTGCGTGATGGAATCATGATGAAAAAGAACCTGCCAGCGGATATTGTTTTCTCTGACATATTTCCTAAAACGATGGTGGCAAAGGGCAATAGTTCGTTTATGAAGTGGGCTTTAGACGGTTGTTTCTTTAACTATCTTGGAGCAGGTCTTGAAGGAACTTTGACTGGCAGGGGCGGAAATTGCTTAGCAGAGGGAACCATTATAAAAACTGAGATTGGAAACGTGCCAATAGAATTAATGTGTTCTTGTAACATACCTATAAAAGTGTTATCATATGATATAGAAAATAAAAATCTATCTTACGAGTCAGTTCAAGTAAGTAAGGAGTCATATGCTAATGAATTTATTAAAATCACCACATCAGGTGGAAAAAGTATTACATGCACGCCCGAACATCGAATTTATTCCGGAAACGGAACGTATCGAGATGTTAGCAGTTTTAGAAAAGGCGAAACAGTTTATGCCATTGAAGAGCAAGAAGAACAAAACGTGCGTTATTTGTGGAAACCCGAAAGGTGGAAGAGGGTTGACGTGCAGAAACTGTTATCAAAAAATAAGAAACAAATCTGTAAAATTAATTTGCAAACGATGCGGGAAAGAATTTGTCAGAGAAAAATGCGATTACGACAAATCGATAAGGCGAGGACACGTAGACTATTACTGCTCATTAGAATGTTCTCAAGCAGATCATGCTATCAAAAACAGCCATTTTTGTATAGTTTGCGGAAAAAGATTAGAACGTCATGCAAAAAAATATTGTTCGTTAGAATGCCGAAAAATAAATTATGTAAATCCACGAAGATTACACAACATAATATGTCCGATATGTGGCACAGAGTTTCATCCTGCAAACAGTTCTGTGACTTATTGCTCGAAAAAATGCTCAAATCTTGTGCACTCAAGGTCCATGGTTGGATCAGGGAACCCGAGTTACAAAGATGGCAAGAGTTATGCAAAACTATACAGAGAAATGCGAAAAGTTGTGTTCGAAAGAGATGGTTTCGCTTGCGTGGCGTGTGGGAAAAAGGAAACGATAACAGAATATATGAGAGTTGGGAAGCTAACAAGGAAAACAGACTTAAGGCTACACCATCTAGACGAAAATACTGCAAACAACGTCCCGGAGAACATGGCAACATTATGTTCAGCATGCCATCAACGAATCCACAAATTAAAAAAGAAACCGTTGTTGAAATTAGAAGATATTGTACAGAAAAACAGCCAGTTTATGACATCCAAGTTGAAAATACGCACAACATGTTTGCTGGAGAAATACTTTTGTCCAACTGCACAATAATCGACGACCCAATTAAGTCAGCAGAAGAATCGTATAATGAGCGTGTGCTTGATGGTATATGGAATTGGTATACAGGGACTTTCCTCTCTCGTTCTGAAAAAGGCGGGGAAGGATCAATCGATATAATCAATCATACACGCTGGAATACAAAGGATTTATGCGGTCGTATCATGGATGGTAAAATGGGTCCGGATTGGTTTAAATTTGCGGTACCTGTTGAATATGGCGGCAATCTTACTTGCCCAGGGATTTTACCGCAAAAAGATTTTGAAACGTTAAAAGAAAATATGGACCCGAATATTTTTAGGGCAAATTATTATCAAGAACCAGTTGACGTTAAAGGAAGATTGTTTGAACAGATATTAACCTATGACAAACTTCCTGATAATATTGAAAAGCGTATATCTTATTGCGATACTGCCGATAGTGGCGATGATTATTTAATTAATATTTGCGGCGGCGTCAAGGATGGCGAAGGATTTATAACAGATGTTTACTTCACACTAGAACCGATGACAATAACGGAACCAGAAACAGCCAAAAGAATCTATGAAAACAAAGTTGACCATGCCAAAATAGAATCTAATAACGGTGGTAAGGGCTTTGCTCGAAATGTTGATCGGATTATCTGGGAAAAATACAAAACTAAACAAATAAACGTTTCATGGTTTCACCAATCCGAAAATAAAATGGCTCGTATTCTTACTGGGGCAACGTTTGTTATGAAACATGTTTACTTGCCAAAAGACTGGATGAAACGCTGGCCCGATTTTTACCTTGCAATTATGAGCTTTCAAAAAGCAGGTGGAAATAAACATGATGATGCTGCTGAAGGTATCGTCGAATGGGGCAAAATGATAACAGGTGATGGTAGCATAAATTCATTTATAGAAATGATGAAAAAAATGAAAGAAAAACGTTGACAACTCACTATTCTAATGTTATTATATGTTTAAAAGATAACGTTAGCGAGGGTGATTAATATGAATAAACAAGGTTCAGTATGTGTAACAAGCCCAATGAAAGATAAGAAACAAATTGACGATATGAAAGAATACTTGATGATGCATTACGGCGAACGAGATTATTTATTATTTGTAATGGGCATAAATACAGGGCTTCGCATATCTGATCTTCTCAAATTAACGGCTGAAGATGTTAAAACGGATAGAGTAGCTATACGCGAGCATAAAACAGGCAAGTCAAGACAGTTTATCATTTGTAAAACATGTAGAGAAGCAATTGACACGTATTTGAAAAACTCGGGAATTACCAGAGGAACTTTATTCCCAGGTAAAAAAGATAAAAACAAGCCAATTACTTCTCAAACTGCATGGAGAATACTTAGCGAAGCGGCTAAAACGATTGGATTTGCTGAAAACTTTGGAACTCATGGTCTTAAAAAGACTTTTGGCTATTGGGCGTTAAAAAAAGGTGTTAATATTGCTTACATCATGCAAATATTTAACCATTCGTCAATTGCGGTAACTCAAAGGTATTTAGGAATCACGCAGGGTGAATTAGACGCGGCTTATATTAATATGAATCTTTGAAAGGGGCGTTTATTATGGCGATCATTGGATTTGTCTGGCTACTTATGCTGGTTAAAATTTTAAGTATTTTTGGTGTCAAGGAAAAACGTGGTCGTGGTGTTAGAAGCGCACAACTAAGAGCACAACGGTCGCTAAAACCGTACGGATTTAAATTTAAATTATAGGAGGCTGACTATGATACAAATTACAGACATTAAACGCCAAAATCGTGAAGCGTTAAAATACATTATTGGATTTTATGATTTGCAACGGCAATACACAAGTCAGTTAAACAATATTTCTATGATTGGTGCGGCTAACTCAGATGGTATGCCACACGGGACAACAGTCGGCAATCCGTGCATGAATAAAGCTTTTTCTCTTATTGAACTAGAAAATAAAAAGAACTGGATTTTGTCAATTGAAATGGCAGAACAAACGCTGTCAGAAAAAACAAGAAAATTTTTAGAACTTAGGCGCGATGCTGAAAACCAAATACAACTTACCACTCACAAAGATAGTGGCCGCCCTTCGTGGGTTCCATATGTGCAGTCTCATTACGCCGAATGGTTTCATAATCGATACGGCAGGGACTCGGTGCCATCGCGCCAATACATGAATATGATGATGCAAGGAATGGTTGATGCTACAGTAAGAATCGCAATTTTTAATAAATGTTTTTAGCATATGCCCAAACCCTTTATTTTACATGGTATAATACTAATATAGAAAAATATGAAACGACATAGCCGCCTTTGTGTGGCTATTTTTTATGCTTATTTTTAGCAAAGGGGGTAAAATATGGGAATTGTAACTCGATTAAAGAAAGCTGCAAAAGCTGCATCATTGGCATACAGTATGGCAGACCAAGCCGCATCAATGACAGCTCAATTAAATAACAGCAAAAAAGCAAACAACAACAATCCTAAAGAAATTAATACTGCTGTTTATAATGACGGTCAGATGTGGTCTCCAGGAACGCCACTAGTCCCGATGAATCAAGGAAAAGCACCTTGGCAATATCAATATAGGGTCGGACGTAATTTAGTTGTAAATCCTCGCTCAGAAGATCCTAGATTAACCCCCTTTCAAATTTTAAGACGATTAGCCGAAACTCACGATATAACAGCCATGTGCTGGAAAATGATGATCGACCAAGTAACAGGCGACGAATGGGATATTGTTGCGGTAGATAAAAACGATAGAGAACATCATGAAGAAGATATTGACGCTGTCAAGCAATTCTTCTGGAAACCGGACAAGGTCCATTTATTCAATGATTGGTTGAAACCTTATCTAACAGACATTTTGCAGATTGATGCAGGTACGTTGTATAAGCGCAGGACAAGAAGCGGCAAGCTATATTCACTAGAATACGTAAACGGTGAGACAATCAAGCCCTTGATTGATGCTTATGGTCGTATGCCGTTATCTCCTAATGCTGCATATCAGCAAATTATATATGGTGTTCCATATGGTAGTGATAATCAGTGTTTAGGATTTACCGTGGATGATATTATTTATAGACCGCGATACCCACGAACATGGTCGCCTTATGGATTTGCACCAACAGAACAAATACTCATGAAGATTAATATAGCATTAAGACGTGATAACCATTTACTTGATTTCTATGCCAAAGGATCTACGCCAGACGGTGGATTGTATTCATTTGACAAGGAAGATATGACACCAGATCAGATAGAACAGTTTTCGGAATTATACAATGACATTATGTCAGGCGAATCAAGTGACCGTTGGAAGCTTAAATTCTTGCCAAAAGGTAAATACATTGACACAAAGGCATTTACCTATGATGTAAAGCTTGATGAATGGCTTGCAAGATTGGTCGCTGTTTCTTATGGCGTTAATCCACAAGCGTTTGTCATGATGATGAATCGATCAACAGGACAGTTACAAGATCAACAGCAAACAGATATAGGGCTTGGACCATTGGAAGGCTACCTTGCTGATGGATTTACGGACATTATTCAAAACGAACTTGGATACAAACATCTTAAATTTAAGTATATCGATGAAAAACAAGAAGATGCTGCAATTTCAGTTACCAAGAATGTCGAGTATTCAAAAGCCGGAATCATAACAATCGATGAGGTTCGTTCTAAAATCGGCATGCCACCGCTGACAAATATGCCGGACGGTGTTCCTGCTATAATTCAAGTTGGCAATGACATTATTCCTCTTACTGCTGAATACTTTAAAGCGAAAACTAAATCACAATTGGAGTTATTGGCATTAGGTGTTACTCAAGGCGGTAATAAACAAAACAATGAAGCGCAAGCCAAACAGCAAGTCATTAACAAGCCACAAGATAATCCACAAGCAGCAAAAACGTCCACACAGGATAAAGTGGATACGTCTAGTAAAAAAGATGCTAAGAAGGCAGTACAAGACGAATTAAAACAGTTTGAAAAGTTTGCTATCAGTCGATTAAAAAAAAAGACTAAACGAGAATTTGAACCAAACATTTTGCCACAAGAACTAGTAAAGACATTAAACGAAACGCTTCAAGAAATTAAAGAACCAGCCGAAATAAAAAAACTTTTTAACAAAGTTGAAAATATAAAGAAGCAATCAGATTTAGTTTCTGAAAATGCTAAATCGATTAGCGACGTGTTCGATGAATTAAAACAGGAACTTCTTGATAATGCGAATGACGTAACCGATGAAGACTTTCAAGAGAAAGATGATGATTCTAGAAAGGCGTTATTACTTTTACTTCTTTTAGGAAACTTTGATCTTAGTGAAAAACTGAAACCAGCATTGACAAACATGCTTGAATCTTTTTCAACTCAATCAATTAATCAAGCCGAAAAAGAAATAAAGGATCTTGGCGGTTCTAAATTGTCATCAGCAAAACAAAAAGAAATTATAGCTGATGTGGTTAACAAGCGGATTGATTTTATACTGCCAGAGATTGACCGTGTGACACAAGAAAAGATATCTGCCGATACTTATAAGACTACCGACATAAATACGCTTAAACAAGCTGTTACGGATTCGTACGCAATAAGCAATGACAGGTCTGATTTTATAGCTGACGTTGAACAGCGGACTATAGAAAACACTGTTCGGATCGCAACGGCTAAAGAAAGCGATGTTGTTGCGGCTGTATTGGTTAGCGATGGTCAAGAATTTGATGGACCATGCATCGATGCAGACGGTCAGGTATGGAGTTTATCTCAAGCCGAAGGAAATATTCTTCAACATCCAAAATGCCATAGAGAATTCACATTTCTAACCAAAGATCAAGTTGAAGAGTTGGGAGGGATTGACGTTGAGTAAGTTTCTTGAATCGATTATCAAAATTACAAAACGTTGAAAGGAGTGTGATCCAATATCTACGGTAGGCTAGCCCCCCTACTATAAAATAAAGTGCGAGGTGATAAATTTGTATGAAATATTAAATAATGGTAAAAACGAAGCTGTTAGCTCAACAAATCCTTTTCCTGTAAAAATGATCGGTGGATCAACGGTTTTCGGATCGATCAAACCATTAAATTATTTGTATGTTGGCAAAAATGGTAATGATGCAAGTGGTGACGGCAGTGCGGGTAATCCATTCTTAACAGTTGGTGCAGCAATGTCAATAGCAACGGCAGGAACAACGGTAAATACATTCCCCGGTACTTATACGGAAAACTTAACTTTCAAGGCTGGCGTAAATCTTACATGTCCTGTTGAATATGGGGTTTATATCGTTGGTAATCATACGGCAAATTTTAGTGGAACCGTTATTTGCGAAAACATTGTTCTTCAAAATGCAAACTCTGCGGCTTCAGGAACAGTATTGACGGTTAGTGGATCTTCTGTTATTAACCTTCAATTTTTAAACAGCTATATTAATTCATTTTCTACCTCAGGCGCAGGTGATTCGATTCAATGGACAAATACAAATGCATCAAGTAAGCTACAACTTGTTGATGGAAATGTAAGTGTAACAACGTCAGGAGCAACGGCAAGATGCTTTTATTCAACAACTGGCGCGGCTGGTAGTGTGATTGCTAATCGTGTTACTCTTAAGTTGGACAATGCGGCTAATATAGCATTGTCAATTGGTGGGGCTATTGCATTCACACATACTCAAGATTCTGTTACAGGGCAAACGGTAGTGGCAAATACAGCATCATACATTGGAACACTTGTTTTGCAGACAGCAACAGGCGTTGCGACGTTTACAACTACGTCTAGCGGAATATCAGTACTTTCTGCGGTTTCTATTAATACAAATACTTCACCTGCAATTGCTGGTACGGGCGGAATTACGTTTACTAATATTATGTATTTATCGACTGGTGTTGGCGGTGCGGCAACACTAAATGGTGGGATTGGTGCTTCACCTTTAATGATGGGTCCGCTACGTATTCGTGCAGCTACTTTGTTACCAGCGGCAGCGGTCGCTAGTGGTGCTTTGACTGGTGCCATAGAATTTGACGGAACAAACTTTTACAAAACAATAGGAACCACACGAAGCGTGATGGGATAAGGGAAGTGATTAAGTGTCTGATTTAAAAATGTTTATTCCTATGACAAAGATTGATGAAGAAAAGCGACTTGTTTACGGAACGGCAACGCAGGAAGTAAAAGACCGTTCAGACGAAACGATGGACTATGATTCAAGCAAACCATTATTTGAAAAATGGTCGCAAGATATAGAAAAAGCCAGTGGTGGTAAATCATTAGGAAATGTGCGAGAAATGCATTCGAACAAGGCTGCCGGTAAGTTAACCCAATTAACGTTTAATGACGCGGCAAAAGCTATTGAAGTTTGTGCTAAAGTTGTTGATGACGATAGCTGGAACAAAGTCAAGGAAGGTGTTCTTACTGGATTTTCAATTGGCGGTAGTTATGCTAAACGCTGGCGTGATGCTACGGGTGGTACAAGATTTACTGCTGGACCGGCAGAACTTTCGTTGGTTGACTTGCCTTGCTGCCCAACAGCAACATTTGATGTAATTAAAGCAAGCGGAATGGTCGAACAACGAGAATTTAAAATTAAGGAGGACAATAGTTTGGAACAAGAAATAAATAAAACAATTCTTGACGATTTTACAAAAGCTTTAGCAGATAAAGATCTTGCTAAGGCTTTTTCTTTTGAAGAAATTACGAATAGATTACAAGGTGCTCTGAATGGTCAGATTAAAACACCTTTCAATTGCGGTTACTTTTGGGTTAAGGCAACTTATCCAGATTCAGTGATCATTGCCGGAGATATTGATGGAGACGGTGACAAGGACCTGTATAGAGTTGCTTATACAATGACAGATGATGGCATTGTAACTCTTGGAGATATTCAAGAAGTAAAGATGGAATTTGTTCCAGCAGTTGATGAAGATGATCCTAGCACAATGGCTGGGCTTCCTACAACAAAAGCCGATGAACCAACTGATTTAGAAAAGAAAGATTATTCTACTGAAGATCGTAAAAAAATGTCTGGTAAAGGTGAAGCTGAGTCAGACGGTTCATTCCCGATTAAAACAGCTCAAGATGTAAAAAACGCTGTTAAAGATTGGGGCAGAGCTGGTTCAAAGGCATCGGACAAAGAACATATTATTTCTCGTGCCAAAGCAATTGGGGCAGAAAGTTCATTGCCTGATGGCTGGGATGGCAAAAAGGCTGAAAAGGCAATGGAGGACAAAAAAGTGGAAAAAGATCCAGAAAAACCAGTAGAAAAAACAATTGAACCACAAGACCTTGAAAAAGCTGGTGCAGTTCATTCAAAAGCAACAATGGATCATCTTCAAAAAGCACATCATGAATTAACTCAAGCTGGTGCTGCATGTAAATGCGATAAATGCCAAAAAATGATGGGTAAAGATGACAGTGAAACAATGACAGAAGCGGCTAAAACGGTACAAGATACCGATTTGCATAAATCAATTGGTAACGATCAGCAACTTTATAAACTAATGGAAGGTATCTCAATATTGCAGAAGTCCTTTGATGGTCTTAATGGTGAGTACAAAGTATTACAGAAAAAGTTTACTGATTTAGAAAACCAACCAATGCCAGGTGGCGCACTCTTTCAATCGGGTTCATTATCAATGGAAAAAAGCATTGCTGGTGAATCTTTAAAGAAAACCGCATCAATAGACAGCGAAGAATCTGCTTATGACTTTATTATTGCAAACAGTAAAGATCCGGGCATGGTTCAAGACGCAAGACTGCAAAAGTCTAATATCTTAATGAAAAAAGCGATGCAAAAATAAGCATTTAAAAAAGGAGAAAAGCAAATGGGAATGACAGAAATTACAAGCGACACTTTAAATCAAATTGACGCTGATGCTATTAAAAAAATGGAAGGCGCATGTGAAAAATCGTCCATGTTGGCGATGATGAAAGGGCAGACTATAACTGGTGCTGGTGGAGCATTACCAGGGGTATCTGATAGTTGGGGTGGGTACAGTCTCGAAGCACCTGCTAAATCGTTAGTACCTTTCGAAAGTCCAGAAAGAAACAGAATCCCTCGTGTTATTAAATCTAACGGTAGTGTTGCTCATTTTCGTACGATTAATTCTATCGGATTATCCGGTGGTTTAGGTCGTCTTGAAGGTAAACGCGGCAGCTCAATCACATACAATCTTTCGACGAGTACTTTCCCTTACAAAAGTTACGGCGTACAAGACTCTATTACGGAAGAACTTCGCAGAACCGCTGTAGGTACAGAAGGAGACTTATTCGCTAAACAGCATACGTTTGCGTTACTTCGTATGATGACTCAGGAAGAATTGCTTATTGTTGGCGGTCAAGGCACTACTGCTTTACCTGCAATCGGGACACCTACAGGGCTTACGGCCAATCCAACTGGTGGTACAATTGCCGCTGGAACATATTCAATTAAAGTAGCAGCTTTGAACATGAACGCATCTAATCCAATGCCGGCTCTTAATTTTGGCACACAGTCAACAAATATTTCATTGTATGGTACTGGCGTAGCTAATGCTACCACTCCATCAATTGGTGGAGCTATTAATTACGTTGCAAATGCTTTAAACGGTGTTGGTGCGGCTTCGGCTTCCTTTAGTACTGGTGCTCTTAGCGGTTCTACTAATGCAATTAGTGCAACTGTTACACCTGTAAGCGGTGCTTTAGCTTATGCATGGTACGTTGGCGTTGCTGGTAGTGAAACATTACAGATTGTTACAGCTTTCCCTAGCATGACAATCACACAGTTAGTTACTGGTGGCGATGCTGTTTCTACAGTTACAAATGATGGTACTCTTGACCCGTTGGTATTTGATGGTTATATTCCACAAATTTTAAACGCAAGTGGTTATTACAAAAATGGATACGCTGCAGCTCTTACAAAATCTGCTGGTGGCGTAAAAGAATTGGATGATTACAATTCTTACGTTTACAGAAACTTTAAATTAGGTCCTAGCCGTTATTTATGCGGTGAACAGTTCTACCGCGATTTGTCAAATGCAATCCTGTCAACTGCAAGTGGTGCTGTAGCGGCTCAAACCGTCATGGTCGTTAACAATGATGCTGGTACTAAATCCAACTTGATCATGAGTGGTCGTGTTGCTTCGTACATCAATAAATCTTACCCTTCCAAAGAAATTACAATTGAAGTTCATCCTTGGTTACCGCCTTCGACTTGTATTGCTATCGTTGATACAATTCCTTATCCTTCTGCCGATATTCCTCGTGCAATGGAAATGGAACTTGCGATGGATTATTGGGCACAAGATTACATGCCACAGTCCCCGACTTGGGAATTTGGTATTTCCGCATTTGGCGCGTTAAAAATGTATGCACCTAGATTCTGCGGTGTTCTTACTGGTTTCCTTCCAGGATTGCAGGGATAATAAACACTTTATTCCGTGGCAAAGGAGGTAATAAAAATGGCAAAAGATAAAGAACCTGAAACAACTGAAATGACTGAACCCGAAACAATCGAACTAATTGAACTAGACCATTCCATTCAAAACGGTTCAATGGTAATCGGCGAAGAAACTTACCAGATTAAAAACGGTAAAGTTTCGGTAAAACCAGAACATTTGCAAGAAGCTAGACTTCATATCAAAATGGTGGTGTAACGTATGGCTTATTGCACACCAGACGATTTAAAAGAACTTGGTTACACTTGGGATGATACCGCTGACTTAGCTTATATCACTGCAATATGTGATACGGCTAGTCAGACGGTTGACACTTATTGCAAACAGTCATTTACAGCTAAAACAAGTTATAACGATACTGGTTTAGTTCGTGTGAAATGCGGAATGTTTAAATATTTCCCTAAAAAGTTGACAATCACAAACATTGAATCGGTTTCATTCTTGCCAATTGCGGGTTATCAAGTACCATTTGAAATAACATACCCGTCTTTCATGAATGACAAAGGCTATATCATGGCTTTTACATTAGCACCGGATGGTCAATATTACGTTAAGGCAACATATGATTTCGGCTTTGCAGTTGGCAGCTTTCCTACTGACTTAGTAAAAGCCACCATGCTTGCATGTGCGCCCCTCCTCGATGATTACTTCCTTTCACAGGATAGTAATGTATCTATGGTTAAATCAATCAAGCAAGGCGAACTTACGATTGTTAGAGAAGATACTCACTCGATGCCACAAAACGCTCTAAATATTCTTGATGGCGGTAATGATGGTCTTGGATATGTGAGAGTTAGGGCTACATCATGATTTTAAAACATAAGGTAAGTGTCCAAAGATATGTTACCGGAACTCCAAGCCCTAGCGGATCACCGACAACAATTCTTTCAACTCTAATTGCATCACTAAAATGTGATTTACAGCCGCATCAAGGCGTTGTAGTGGTACCGGTTCAAGGGCAAACTACTATTTATTACAAAAATATGTTTTGCAATATTGTTGATATACAAGCAAATGATATCATCACGGACTTGGCAACTGGTGAAAAATTCAAAGTTGTCAATACGAATTCGTGGAACATCTTAAAACATTTAGAAGTATTTCTTCAAGGCGGTACGGTAAAATGAGTGTAAAAATTGAAGGTTTAGATAATGTTCTTGCCAACATCAATAACATTTTGCCAATTGAAACCGCCAAGATGAATGCAAGGCTTTCAGTTGCCGGAGTTGTTGCACAAAACGCAATAACTGAACAGGCTGGATTAACTGACCATACACTCAAACAATTAGCTGATTTAGGTCATCCATACAGTACAAGGTATACAGCTAATTACGGTCCGCATGGCGATGACAGCCAAGTCCACGTTCAGTCCGGACTGCTCAAAACAAATATTGTTAAAAATGAAAACCTAAATACCGCATTATCAACAGTTGAGGTTGGAGTTAGTGAGGACGCAGTACCATATATCGGTGATCTAATTACTGGTACGTCAAGAATGCGCCCTCGTAACTTCATAGGCGAAGGATTTCGAAAAGTAAAAGAAAATGTGCAAGCATCATTAGTAGGGAAGTGATTCAGTGACTATTAAAAATTATGATCCGGTCATAGCAATAATTAGAAGTAAGTTACTTGCAAATAGTGGCTTGACCTCGTGGAGTGGTTGGACAAATACTGGTAGTCCTGACATCTACCCTGCTTATATTTCTTTTATCTCAAACGGAAATTATCCAGCATTGACAGTTTGCAGAGAAGAAGGGGAAACGTTCAAAAATCGTACTGGTTATCAAGGACTACGGTATTACATTCACGGCTGGTTTAAACAGTCAGAGGATTCAACAACTGCTGATAGTGCTGTTGATGATGCCGCTTTTATGCTTAACACAGTAGTGGATATTCTTGACGTTCATCCTATTTTAGGGCAGCAGGTACCACAATTTGCAATGTGCCGGCTGGTTAATTCAAAATGTCCGGTTTATGATGATGTTACGCGAACCACGTTTTTTATGACAGAATGGATCATTAAAGCAAACAAAAACTTAATATATAGCTAACACAAGAAGGAGGAAAACAATATATGTATAGTTTTGATAAAGGGAGAATTGTTGCTACGACTCAAGATGGTTTAGTCACAGAGTTTAGACAGCCACAAAGTTTCTCCGCTGATTTCAAAGTAAATCTTAAAGACTTATATGGTCGTGGACAGGATGCAATTTACATTGCTTCTGGGAAACGGTCTATTGATATTAAAGGCGAATTTGCCGATATCACATCTAGTTCGATGAATCTTTTACTCGGCGGTACAAAAGCCACTGGTATCAATAAAGTAATCGATCCGGCACCAGTTTTACAAGTGCCAGTTACAAGCCCATACACGGCATCACTAGGGACTATTCCAAACGGCGGCGTACTAAGTAACCTAATGGTAGTTTATGACGTTACAAACGCAGCCCTAGCCATCCCGATGACTTTAATTATGAGCGGAACACCAACGTCTGGACAGTTTACATTCGCTTCGACTGCGGTTGCTGGTGCTAGAGTTTATACAGTAGGTACTAATTTCGTAGCGAATGACACAGTTACGATTAATGGAGTTACTTTTACCGCGGTTGCTTCTAGTGCGACTGGGAATGAATTCCTTGTTGGTTCTACGGTAGCAATCAGCATTACAAACTTAGCGGCTGTCATGGCTGTTAATTCTACGATTGCGGCATTGTACACTATTACGTCAAACGCAACAACCTTTACATTAGCTGAAACATTGGCTGGCGGTGGAAATACACCTACTGCGGCAACAGTCGTCGGAACAGGCGTTATTACAAGCGCAGCCCCAACAACTTCATTGGCAACAAATACATTTACGTTTGCAGCGGCAGACACAGGACACAATGTTCAGGTTCTCTACAAATACAATATTGCAACAGGAACGACGATCACATTAGCTAACAACTTGATGGGTTCTCAGAAACCTTACCAGCTTGAAATGTTTACACAATTAGCAGGAGCACAGATTCATATTGTATTCCCACGCGTAATGTCAGCAGGCACAAGCTTTGGAGCAAAAATGGAAGATTTCACAATTCCATCTATCGAAGCAAAAGCAATGGCAACGGTTGCGGATATCACAGGGTATTTATATCTTGATGATAACGTTGCACAATAATAAAACTAGCCCATCCATTGTGGTGGGCTTTAACTTTGAAAATAAGAAGGGTTGATTATATATGCCAGTAGAATTTGAAGGAACAGAAGTAAAGTTCCGCGAAAAAACCTATATCATGCCCGATTTACCATATACCGCATATGAAGACCATGAAGCAATGATTAAACTTGTTGATATTTTACGGTCATTAGATGCAATGCAAGGAAACCCTATATTGCATCCATTCTCAGGCAAAACGTTGAAAGATGCAAGAATCCTGGTAATGCTTGCAATTAAAAGAAATTATCCTGATTTAAAAGATGAAGACTTTATCAAGGATTTACGCGTTGTTGATCTTTTTTTAGCAGTCGGAGTTTTAGCAAATAGAGAAGTAGCCGTTCAAGAAATGGTAAAGGTTGATAAAGAAAAAAACGTAGAACCGCAGGTAAAGGCAAAAGTAACAGCTCAAAAGGATACGAAGAACCAAGACAATTAAAAGCTGCAAAACTTTATGCTTCGATATCTGCGGTTTTTGGATATACGAATCAATATATTAAATGGAAAATGTCATTTATGGACGTTTACTGTGCTACTAAATACGTTATTGACAATCCACCAGCTGGAGCCGTTATTCAAGCAGTAGTAGAAGCTTACTGCAAAGGTGCTTCAAAAGGTAAAAAAGGTGGTAGTAACAGTTCTAATAATAGTAGTTACGAATCAAATGATGACGGTGGGCAAGCTAAACCTGACGACTGGGATGAACTTTCCAAAGAGGAACAGTTTAAATGGGAAGAAGTTCAGTTAAAGAATCTAATGGCTGTTTTCGGTATGTCTGGTGGCGTTGTTAGAGATAGAAAGAAAGGAGAATAACTTTATGGCAGATACCGGTGATCTTGGACAATACAAAGTTATTGTTGCTGCGGATTATAGCAATTTAACTAAAGGAATAAGCGATGTATTAAAGAGTATACAGAGTTCAGCCGATGGTGTTTCTTCTATCTTTGCTAAAATGACGGATAACATCGAAAAAGCTAGTATCAGTGGCAATAAAATAAACGATACTGCTTCAGCGATGGACTCATTTAAACAATCATCAGACAGTGCTCATCAATCATTACAGAAATTAACACAAGAAACAAACGGCATGAATTCAAATGGGATAAAAGCCGTTGACAATTCATTAAAGGATGCGGCAAGATCAGCATCAACCTACGAATCAGTACTTTCAAAAGTTCGTAGCCATATGTTATGGATGGCATCGGCAGGAATTACAGGCGCGGTATTTGCGGCACCATTTGAAGCAATCCACACAATCGCTGACGTCGAAAAACAAATGGCTGGAATGATACAGGTATTGCCTCAACTTCATGGCAACCAGCAAGCCCTCAACACGGTTTCACAGCAATTTATTACTATTGCTGAACAATATGGAATGCAAGTTGATAAAATTATTGAAGCAGGCAAGTTATGGGGCAGAGGATATAAAGACGTTGGCGAAATAATGCAGCTTACTGGACTATCCGCTAAATTAGCAACGGCAGATATGATGGATGTTACACTTGCCAATAGAGCAGTTGAATCAACAATAAATTCATTTGGCAGACAAGCCGATGCTGTTAGCTATGCAAGCCATGTCGTAGATTCATGGACTAACATTGCGCATAATGCTCAATCAAGTGCCACGGACTTAGCGGAAGCATTAATGCGGTCGGGCGCAGCAGCTCATGCAGTTGGCGTTTCTCTTGATACTACAAACGCATTAGCTTCGACAATGATCAAAACAACCGGTCTTGAAGGTGCAAACGTTGGTAATGCCTTAAAGTCAATCTTTTCAAGTATACATTCTGATAAAGCTGTTGCTGATTTAAAAAATCTAGGAATTGAAGTTTCTAGTTTTGATAAAAATGGAACACAGCATTTTCGTGATGTAAGCAGCGTTATTACTGATTTGATGCTCAAAACCCATGAAACAAGTACCAACATGGCAAAAGATTTACAAGATATCTCGGGTGGTAAATTTCAATGGTCAAAAGCCGCTGCGCTATTTGGTGATTATGCCGATTTTATTAAGGCATACAACCTTTCTATATCGTCAACAGGATTTTCAGAGGGTCAAGTTGGCGCGCAAATGGATACTATTAGTCGCAAGGCTGAACAAGTAAAAGCATCGCTTACAGGCGTTTTAAACGGCATGGGAAACTCTGGGTTATCAGCTCAAATAAAAAGCATGTTGGATTCTGTTAATGATTTTATCAAAGGATTGCAACAAATACCCGCAAGCACGTATCAGGCAGTAGGTTCACTTACAAAACTTGGTGCTGAAGCTTACGTTGGGTATAAGTCACTTGCATTTTTAGCAGCAGGAATGACAGGCATGCGAAATGCTTTTATTTCAATACAAGCGGCTAAAGCAGAAGACACGGCAGCTACTTTTATAAACACAGCGGCTACCGGGTCAAATTCAACATCAAAAGTAACAAGTGCGGCATCTTCACGAGCTAATGCGGTTGCTATTGGAACGGAAGTTGCGGCTAAAGAAGTTGACACAGCTGTAACAGCCGAAGCAACAGTTGCGACGGGAGCATGGGCTACAGCAATAACGGTCGCTACTGGTGGACTTAATTTATTAATAGCTGGATTAATCGGTGGAGCTTTATATAGTGCAAATTACACAACGTCACTTGGAGAAGAAGCCAATGCCTTAGATAAGTTATCTCAAAAAAACCAAGATGCGGTTGCGATAAAAGAACAAGAAGTTGAAATGTCTCAAAAACAGACTGAATTTATCGGCACTCTTGGTGAAGCTTATATCAAATTAACTCAGCAACTTAAAGATGTTCAAGGAAACGAAGAAAAGGTAAACAAAACCAAAAAGGATCTACAAGCTACCGAAAATGAACTTGCAAAAGTTGTTGGAGAAGATGGCTTACAACGTATAAAGTCATCAAGCGATGTCAAACAAGCTATTAAAGATGAACAAGCGTCTCACACCGACATGACGGCATCGATCAAGGATGAGTTAGCTACTCTTAAAAAGCAACAAATAGAATATACTCAGCAAGCATTGCAAAGTACAGTTGATAGAATTGATGCTCTTAAATCAGAAACAAAATCGTGGGGGCTATTAGCCAGAGCACAGCAAGCGGCTATGAATATGTATGCTGGTATTGCTGATGCTAAAATAGCATGGAATACGGCTTTAGCAAATACATTGCCTAACGGTTCAGTTGGACAAGCTAACGCGCAAAAAGATTTAGCGTATTGGCAGAATGAAAAACAATATGCATCTAATTACAAGCCGTCTTCCGTAACCGAAGAAATATCAGCTCTTGAGCAAAAACAAAACGAATTGCAAATAAAGCTAGGGCAACAACAAATATCCGCAGCCGCTGGTTACGTAGTTCCACAAACGACTAGCACGGGCGCCGATGAAGTTGATACCAGCGGTGGTAAAAAGAAAAAAGGTAAAAAAGAAGTCGATAACTCCCCAGAACGAATTTCTTATGATTACTTTATAAGTCAAGGATTTTCTAAAGAGGTAGCCGCTGGCATAGTCGGAAATTTAATGACTGAGTCGGGGCTAAACCCAAAAGCAGAATCAAACGACGGCTCTTATGGGATTGGTCAATGGCTAGGTGAAAGACGTCAAGGATTACAAGACTTTGCATCATCAAATTATTCAGATCCATCATCAAGGGACACACAGCTTGCATTTGTAAATTACGAATTAAAACATAGCGAGTCCGGTGCTCTTGGCAGTATACTTGCATCAAACCCAACAACACCAGAAGCAGCGGCTTATTCAGTATCCAAGAATTACGAACGTCCTGCGTGGGCTGAGAATCCCGACAGGCAAGAAAATGCTCGCACCGTATTTGATAAGTATGCAAACGGCAATGGCGGCAAGTACGAAGCCCTAGACCCTGCAAAACAACGTGAAAAGTTTTATAATGATTTAAAAAAATCATATGAAGAAGAATTGCAAGCTGAAAAAACTGCTGCGCTTGAACAAGGACGTTTTTGGAAGTCAAACGATACCTTGTATTTATTTCAAACCATGCTCGGACAAGTTGGCAAAGATATTCCTGCTTACGAATCTGAACGATTTAAATTGCAACAAGATAAGCAAAAAGAAGATCAAGAACTGCAGTCTGCTTCATATGCCAGAACCGAAGCACTTACTGAAGCTGGTATCGATAACGTTCACAAAATAGAAGCAAGTATAACCGCATCGGTAGCAAACAAGCAACCGATTGGTAAATACCAGGAAAGTATTTACGAAAGCATGCTAAAATCTGCTTCGTTACCAGCTGGTTCAGCCGCAAAAGATGAAGAAGATAAAAAAAGATATAATGAAATAGCGGCTCGGGACAAAGCTACCTATAAAGATGAACAAGAAATTATTCAAAAACATATTAACGCATTAAAAACAATGGTTGACAAGGAAATTGAATATCAAGAAAAGTTACATTTAATTTCACCACAACAGGCATCTAGTGCAAGAAATATCGTGAATGAAACAGACTATCAAAAGAAACTTCCCGAATTACAATCAGGCTTAACTAAAACAGCAAATACCGGTTCAGAATCAGCCATGCTTGACGCTTACACCAAATTTCAAAATTCCAAAACAGCCGAAGAATCAAAAGGAAACATTGAAACTATGTTAAGCCTTTCCAAGGACACTGATGCAACTCTAAAGGCTGTTTCCAAGATGGAAGAATCGTGGGATAAGTACGAGCAAAATAAGCGGCAATACAGCCAAGAAACATACGACTATTTAAACCGCTATCAAGAAGCTTATATCAATGCTTATCAAAATGCATGGGGTGACGCTCTTGATGCGACATTAAATAAAACTCGGTCGTTTTCGGATAACGCCAAGAACATTTTTAAAAGCTTATATAGTGCTCTTGCAAAGCAATTATCTACTGATTTTACTCAAAAATGGACACAAAGCTTATCAGATATATTAAACAAAACAAAATCAACCAATCAAGAAAAACAATCTGATAGTCAAAGTACATCAACTAAATTAAAACAAGATGTATCTCAAATATTAACATCAACATTATCAGCCGATACGCAGAAACAAGCATCTTCAAAAGTAACCGCGACAGCACAGCAGCAAGATTCATCCAAGACAAAAACTAATGTTCTTGGAGATATTGGAAGTATGCTAACGTCAATGTTGGCTGAAATGGCTATTATGTACGCACTAAGCGCATTGTTTGGCGGTGGCGGTTCATCTACGTCAACAAGTACTAGCTCTGTCAGTTTAGGAAGAAGCGCATCAAGCTATTACACTACGCCAACAGCAGTTCCGCAAATAACGGTTCCATCAATGGATATCGGTGGTCAGCTACCTTCAGACATGTTAATACTGGCACATAAGCGTGAAATGGTTTTAACCCCTCAACAGTCTGATGCTATTAGCAACCTAGGCAGTAATTCAAGCAGCCAAAGCAATTCGCAGCCTAGCAGTCCTAATGCTATGACATTAAGACAATCATTATCGGTTAATGCAATTGATACTCGCGGCATGAAAGAAGCTTATATGTCATCAAGCGGAGAGTTGGCAAATACCGTAAAACGTGAAATTAGAAGATTCAACACAACTGGATTGACATAAAAATAGCCGCCCTTAATTGGACGGCTTAACTTTTTACTCGATACCAAAATACATATTAACGTCGTCATTTTTGACGGGGCTGGTATGCTTATTTATAGCTACGGAGTGAATGATAGCAATTAAACAAATTATATATCCGTATATCCACCACTTATAAAATCCGCGTCCTTTGCTTTTAGCAATAAACGCAGGTATAAGTCCTGCAAAAAATGAAACAAATCGAATCGTTAAATAAGAATCTGTTATCATTATTCGCGTTGAAAAGTCTACACCAATTAGTGAATTATCTATAACGGTGCAAGTAATTAATGCAAACAAAAATGAAAATACCGTCATTAATATAACATAAAATACATGTTTCATTAAAATCATCCTTTTTGATTTACATTCTATCATACTATATCATAATTTTATACATAAATATAAGAAAGGAGCTTTTTAATGAGCGATTATATTTTCCCAAGCAATTTACGCGGCTTGCAGTATCCTATTACGGAAACTGAAAACTGGAACACAATAAAAACAAGATCAGCATCAGGCACTCAAAACTTCATCAGCCTATATACTTATCCTTGGCATAGTATCAAATTATCTTTTTCTTACTTATCTGACACAGATAGTCAGTTAAGTGACATACAAACATTAATGGGGTTTTACAATAAAGTAAGCGGTGCAGGTCAAGACTTTTTGTTTGCGTTTCCTCCCGATCCAGCAGGTCAAACCATTAACAGCAATTCGGTATCAAACCAAGCATTTGGAACCGGTGATGGGGTATCGACCAATTTCAGACTAACAAGAAGTTATGGAGACTTTGCAGAACCTATTTTTGGCGTTTTAATGACACCTATTATAACTTCTACCATTAATGGGGTTACAACCGTCTTGACCGTCAATACGGACTTTACATGGACAACTGAAGCATTAATAACATTTACAACCGCCCCTGTGTCTGGAGCAATTTTATGCTGGAATGGCGAATGGTATCACCGTTGTCATTTTAAAGACGATACGTCAGAATTTCAGCAAATATTTTACGGTGGATGGTCGCTTGATGAATTAACGCTTGAAAGCATAAAGCTTCTTTAAGGTGGTTACAATATGAAAACATGCTCAACGGCTCTTCAAAATTTATTAATGCAATACGTCCGCAAAGAAAAAACGACTTGGTATATTGCCGAATTATATACGTTTTGGTTAAACTACGGACTAGCTTATAATGCAGGAACTTTTAACAGCGGCAGAATTTTGATTTATACCGGTCATGACACTGATTTACAAATTGGCGGCAACATTTACCGACATTGGTCAATCGAACATGGAGATATAGAGGAAAAGAGCGGTGTTGAAACATCTAGCACAACCGTGACGATTAATTATAACCCATTCGATAAAATTCAAGATTTAAACGTTACATGGTATTCAGCATTGCAATCAGGTTTATTTGACAATTGTTACCTATCACTAGACCGCCTATATTCACCTATACCATGGGCTTATCAAATGCCCAATATGTCAAGCGACTATGTGTTAAAAGATCGATTCTTTGGCAAGCTAGACGTTAGTACGGACAGTGGTGTCAAGATGACGTCTTGTCAAGCCAAGCTTGAAGCTCCGACAAAATTGTTAAATATGAATTTACCTAGAAACTTAATCGCACCATCATGCTTGAACAACTTCTGTGATAGTATGTGTGGTTTATCTAAAAGCAATTACTCATATACGATAACTGCTCAAGCTGGCAGTTCAAAAACCGCTATCGTTTCAAACTTATCATTTGCAGATGGATATTTTTCTCAAGGATCGATGCTTGGATTAACAGGCAAAAATACTGGTGTCAGTAAAACTATAAAAACATACATTAGTAATATATCGACCCCAGGAGATCCTTGGACGTTTGATGTTGCAGCAGGAGATACTTTTACCTTCTATAGAGGATGTGCTAAAACAATTGCAGCGTGTGAAGCGTACGGAAATATTACACACGCTAGGCTTTTTCCTTTTTTGCCAGTAGTCAGTACGCTAATTTAAGAAAGGATTTTAATTATGAATGACATAGAAAAACAAGAACGTGATGCAGTAATAAAAGAAGCCAAAACGTGGTTAAGAACACCATACCATCCCGAAGCACGAGTTAAGGGCGCAGGATGTGATTGCGGTACTTTTATTTTAGGCGTATTTGAAAATGTGGGGTTGATAAAGCATATAGAGTTAGAACACTATCCTCAAGATATTGCATGCAATTGCGCTAATCCTATGTATTTAAAAAAAATAAAAGAATATTGCCATGAAGTTAACAGAGATATAATTCCTGGCGATATCATTATGTACAAATTTGACGGAGCACTTACGGCTCATCATTGTAGTATTGTAATCGATGACGAGTATTTAATACATTCGTATACCAGACAAGGCGTTGTATTGTCTAACCGTAGAGGATATAAAAAATTTGAAATTGGATTGTTTAGCTTTTGGTAAAATGATATAATAAATATGTGAGATAGTGGTTTGGTAGCTCCTTGCCATGATAAAGAGTTCTGCAATCTTTCTCACTTTTATTTATGCAGAAAAAGATGCTTTAGCAGAAAGGCTGACAATTATGAAAGCAAAATTTAACTTGTTAAACAAATCTTATACATGGCTTACAGTCATGGAACAACTACCGAATAGGGGTACTCACCGTTATTGGAAATGCATGTGTAAGTGTGGTAATATAATTGACGTAGAGCAAAGCCACCTAATCGATGGCCATACTAATTCATGTGGATGTTATCGCCGATATATGGCATCAAAATCAAATATAACTCATGGCATGAGTGGAAAAAATATTTATAATGTATGGGTTGGGATGATAGAAAGATGCGGTAATATTAAATCTAAAAATTATAATAACTATGGTGGGCGTGGGATAACAGTATGTTCTAGTTGGTTGATTTTTGATAATTTCTACAAAGACATGGGAGATAAACCAAAAGGTATGTCTATTGATAGAATTGATAATGATGGTAACTATTGTAAGGGAAATTGTCGATGGGCAACAGCTAAAGAACAGTGCAACAATCGTAGGTCAAACCATCCTTTAACTTGTAAAAATATAACTAAAAATTTAAAAGAATGGGAGTTGGTAACTGGGATTAAATGGTCTACGATTAAATCAAGAATAGATCGTTTGGGTTGGTCGACTGAAAAGGCATTAACGACGCCTATTAGAGGTGCTAAAAGGTTAACTTACAATGGTGAATCTAAAACATTATTTGAGTGGTCAAAAATAACAGGAATAAAATATACAACCTTATTTGGAAGATTTAAAAACGACAGTTTGACTACTGAAATGATACTTAAAGTTTAATACAAAACAAACATTAAGAGCCTAATAGGCTCTTTTTTATTACTCTGAAAGGAGGTTACTCATTGGGAAACTTATTTAAAACATCAACAGTTTCGTCAACTTCAGCAAGGATTTCATCTTTTATGGTAACGACTTCAACTTACAATTCTCCTATTAAAATTGTTTTTGGAACGACTATGATTGCTCCAATATTAATTGATTATGATGACTTTACCCCCATAGCAAAAACCACAACCAGTAGTAGCGGTGGAAAGGGCGGTTCTGTCAAATCATCTAACACAACATATACTTACACCGTAATGGCACTTTTAATGCTAGGGGAAGGAATCATAACCGGCACAGGCAACATATGGGAAGGCAGCAAAACAACTGATGCATCAGCATTAGGTCTTACTTTCTTTAACGGTTCTATTGCTCAAAGCCCGTGGGGGTATCTTCTCACCAACCATCCCGAAAAAGCATTGACATATTCGGGAACTTCTTATTTGGCTGGCATTATAGATTTAGGCGATAGTTCCAGTTTGCCAAACTTTAATATTGAGGTATATGGGCTATGCCAATCTCAGCAATCAGCACCATCAATCGTAAAAGTCAAACAAGTAGCGTATATAAAAGTAATTGAAATTTCAAACTGGTCAAGTAATATAAATGTTCAGGAATATGTATACGGCGGTAGCGGTGGTAATTACTGGACAACAATCAATAGCCGATATTATGATATTGCTCAAAAAAAAGATTCGTTTGGTAATAATATTACAGGAACGTATGTTTACACATTTAATTTTGACGACCGCACCGATGGCAACGACCGTGACGATCCACTTTATATTCGCATAAATTATAATGCTATAACCGCGTCAGTTAGCTACACAGCGACCGATGCAAACCCACGCGACATAATCTATCAATTACTTACAAGCACGGTATTTGGCGCAAACTTTCCTGCGGTTTTAATTGATAATATGGACGTTTATTCAAACTACTGTACAACTAATCAATTGCTAATTTCGCCAACTTATGATTCTAGTCAACAAGCAAATAGCATCATAACTAGCCTAATGGAAACAACTAATTCTGAATATGTATTTAGTCAAGGTAAAGCCAAATTTATTCCATATTATGATGGATTAACGCCAATTTACGATTTGATGGATGATAATATTGTCGATCAAGGGGATGACACTCTTGTAATAACGCGTACTGACCAAGACGATGCATGGAATGTTGTTCCTCTCGAATATATGGACAGGTCGAATCAGTACAACACAAGCATGGTTTACGCAACAGATCAGGGTGACATTGATATAAATGGGTTGCGGCAAGCAGACACATTAAGCCATCACGAAATAATGTCCGCATCGCTTGCTCAAACGGTTGCACAAACAGTTTTACAGCGAAAACTTTACCGCAGAAATATTTATACGTTTACAGTTACTCCTGAATTTGTATTATTGGAGCCAATGGACCCCGTAACACTAACATTAGCCCTTACTGGTTTAGGTATTACATCAATCAGAGTTACATCAATAAAAGAAAACAGTAAAGATTATTCACTTGAACTAACTTGCGAAAGCAATCCTAGTGGCGTTTCTTCAGCACCAACTTACGAAACACAGGATATGAATAGGGGCAGTATTAACCTTGAAGAATCACCAGAAAATATTAATTATCCAGTTATATTTGAAGCACCTGACATACTAGTGTCTTCGGGTCTAGGCTTCGAAGTATGGATGTATGGATCGGGCGGTGATAAGTGGGGCGGTGCCAACGTATGGATTTCTGAAGATATGACTACTTACAAGAAAATAGGTTCAATAGTCGGCAATGCTCGACAAGGAATATTAGCTACACCATTACAGTTAGGCGTTGATCCTGACACAGCTAATACTCCAATTGTTAATTTATCAATGTCGGATGGAGCACTTGTTAGCGGCACACAAAACGATGCTGACAATTTTAATACTCTTTGTTATGTCGATGGCGAATTTATCTCTTATGAAACTGCAACATTGACTGCATTAAACACATACCAGCTATCATATTTAAGACGTGGCGTTTACAGTAGTACGATTGCAAGTCATCCTATTAATTCTCAATTTGTCCGCATGGATGATGCTGTTTTTAAATATCCATTCACAAAAGATGATATTGGAAAAACTATTTATATTAAATATACGTCAATTAATATTTATGGTGCTGGCGAACAAAACCTTTCGGACGTTTCAGTTTACCAATATACAATTAAAGGAACTTCACTCACAACGCCACTTCCAAATGTAACAGCATTAACCACGTACTATGAAAATGGAAACATGTATATTTCATGGACAGCCATAAACGATTTTAGATCGCCAATTGCTTATGAAATTCGCAAAGGTGACGCATGGAGTTCAGCCGAAATACTCGGTCAAACATACAATACAAAATTTCAAGTACAAGGCAATGGAAATTATTTCATATCAGCAGTATATCAAACAGTTTATTCAACAATTCCAGCAGAAATAAGCATAACAGGGGCAAGATATACAGCAAACGTAATAGTAACAACCGACGAAAGGGATACTGGATGGTTAGGCAATAAAACAACTGGTCTTAGCATCCGTGAAAGTGATAATGCTTTATGGCTAACAGGGCAAGGGAGTTTTGATGATATTACCGATGTAGATTCTGTTGCAAATGTAGATTTTTATGGAGGTTCAACAAGTACAGGAACATACACAATACCCGAATCACATATAGTCGATATTGGCGTAAGTTCTCTTTGTAACGTCAGCGTGAACTATACGGCATATGGTGATAGTATTAACGGATCTTTTGACTTAGTTGACGACGTTGATTCTTTAGCTAATTGGGACGGAGATTACAGCCCGTATGTCAAATTTGATGTTCAGATTCGAACGGCTGGCGATGACGGTATTTGGAGTAATTGGTTAGATTTTTACGTTGGTCAGTATGCTGCGAGAATGTTCGATTTTAGAATTATTCTAAGCACTACCGATACAAATATAACAGCGGTTGTCACAGATTTTTCATTCTCAATTGACGTTCCAGATGTTATTGAATCTAAAAACATCTCGATACCTGCTGCCGGGACAACAATTGTCTATGACTCAAATTTCCACACAATTCCATTTCCACAAGTAACAATTACGGATGGCATAAGTGGAGATACTGTCTTACTGCCAACCATAAGTATGACAAAAACAGGATTCTTTGTGCAAATAGTAAACACGTCAGGGATAGGCGTTGATAGGCGTGGTAGTTATCTAGTACAATCATATTAGGAGGTAATAAAGTATGACACAATATAATCTTACAACAGCCAATGGGTCGGGATTATCCGTTAGAACATCATTTAATGATGCGGCTGTGGCATTGGCAACCAACGAGGGTGGGGCAACAGATCCTGCTCTTTTTTCACCATCAAGCGCATTCCCTCATATGTTATGGGCTGATGAAGGAAGCAACTTGCTTAAGCAACGAACCGCCGACAACACGGCATGGGTAACGATCGGGGCTATAAAGGCAGACGGAACATATTTTATGTATCAATCGGTTGCCACTCTTGCCGCAACCACAACATTAAATATCGGTGCAGCCAATACAAACGAAATAATTGTCACAGGGTCAACGGCTATTACTGCGTTTGATACAGCCCCCATAGGTGCAAGACGAATTATATTATTTCAAGGAACACCGACAATTATGTATTCAACAAGTGCAATCGTTCTTCCAAACGCAACAAGCTTAACTGTTTCGGCTGGAGATTCTATGGAATTTGTTTCGGAAGGATCAGGCATTTGGACTTGTGTAAATTATAATTTACAAGCAGTAAATAACCCTGTAACGTTAGAAGAATCAACAGGATACGGAGTAATTAGCGGATTATCAACAACTGTTAGCGGTATGACTGCTACCGTTGCGGCTGGTATAATTCATATGGCGAATGGTAATAGATATACGCCTACGCAAAGTACGTTAACAATTCCCACAGCAGATGCGACTAATGCAAGGGTAGATTTGATTTATATTTCATCGGTTGGGGTTGTGACTTATTTAGCAGGGACACCTTCGGTTAATCCGGTTGTTCCGACGCTTCCAACAAATGGTCAGGGAATTGCCAATATTACGGTTGCTGCGGGGGCTACAACAGGGGTTGTTACAGATATTAGAATAATAAAATATAATTTATTAGATCATTCTAAAAATATCGTTGACCCGCAATTAACAAGCTTAAAATCTACATTTACAAAACTAGATGGATTTGTTGGAATCAATGGTGGATCAAGTGGCGTAGGAAACTGGATTACATCAATGGGTATTAGAAACGTTAGGTTATCACCATTTTGGGCAAGTGTAGAGTCTGTACTTGGTGTTTATAATTTTACTGGATTTGATGCCATAGTAGCAAACGCAAAGTCTCTTGGAGAAAAACTGTATATAGGTCTTGATGGAAATAATACACTATACGGAGCATCATCGAACACTACAGCCATTATCACAACTACAGCTATTGCGGCACATTTAGCTTACGTAACTGCTGTAGCTACAAGATATGCAGGTAATGGATATATGTATAGCTTTTGGAATGAGCCCGATGTTGTTGATTCGGAACACTATGGGGCTAACCCTATAATTTATGTAAATATGGTTAAGGATATGTACAATGCAATTAAAGCCGCTGACCCAACGGCTATTGTGTGTATGCCTGATGCTTACGGTCCTTCGTATTGGTTTGCGAAAGTTTGTGAGTTGGGTTTACTTGATTATACAGATGCCATTTCCATACATTTGTATGAAGGACCACCCGAAAACGTAATTGATGCAATACATCAAGTTAGGACAATTATTCGTAGGTACACAACAGCTGATATTCCAATATATATAACGGAATTTGGATTTTCTTCTGCTCCAGGGTTAGCATACACAGGGACAAACGTTAGTGAATCAACTAGGGCAAAATATATTATTAGATATATATTATGTGCGTTAGCCTCTAGATCAACAAAAGTATTTATATATACAACTCAAACTGCAAGAGTAAATACTACGTCAAATGAAGATTGGTTTGGAATATTAGATACAACTGCTAATGGTGGTGGCGCATTAGCTATAGCTACATCTTTATCAACGTTTATGAATGCACAACTTAATAGTGTGTTTATCGGAAGACAACCAAATACGAACAAAGACGACTATATTATGAAGTTAATGGATAAAGACACGAACATGATAACATATGCGGTTTGGACAACAGGTACAAGTCATGCCGTTATTTTAAATGGCGCGTCTGTAACACTTACGGATACCGTTCAAATCATTGCAACTACTAATCTACTAGATGTTTCGGACGCTTATTATAGAACTTATGATAGTTACAGTGAATCCGTGAAGCGATTAGCATATCAAGCTGAGATATTTAACGATTTAGATAATAATCAGGCGACTGGGCAATATTCTCACGCAGAAGGTACTGTTACAAACGCCAATGACCAAAACGCCCACGCAGAAGGGGAGGCTACATTGGCAGGAATAGATTCTCATGCAGAAGGGCATTGGTCTATAGCTTATCCTAGTGTAGCATACAATATAAATAGATCCTTAAATACTACTACAACTATTACGTTATTTTCTACGCCTAGTTTTAGTGTTGGTGCTAGTCTAATTATTTGGTTAACAACTTCTACTCCTTTAACCGTTACTGTAACTGCCATATCATACAGGACTATAACCATTAGTGGAGGAACACCCAATATAGACTGGCGCTATGCTTTCTGGAATTCAGTTGGGATTGATTCAGTTACTCATGCCGAGGGGACGGCAACAATAGCGGCGGGCAATTCATCTCACACGGAAGGTTTCGGAACAATGGCAACCGCTTTTGCTTCCCACGCAATGGGTAACTATAATAACATAACATTAGGAAATAATTCTGCTTATGATTCTTCGGCTACAGCCTTTGTTATTGGTAATGGGACTGGTGCAGATGCTACTGGCAACGCTTTTAGAGTAACATTTGCAGGCGCAACATACGGGTTATCTGCATTTAACTCAAGTGGGGCAGATTATGCTGAATATTTTGAGTGGGAAGATTTAAATTCTAACAAAGAAGACAGGGTTGGCTATTTTGTGACTTTAATCGGTGAGATGATTAGAAAAGCATCGTCTACTGATAGTTATATTCTTGGGGTAGTCTCTGCAACCCCATCTGTTATCGGAGATAGCAAGCAAGACGATTGGTCTAATAAATATTTGTTAGATGATTTCGGACGCGTTCAATACCGCGATATAGATGTAACAGCCACCGTAGGCACTCCTGCGCATACAGAATTACAACCAATATATAATCCACTATGGGATAGTACAAAAATATATACACCTCGTGAAGATCGTCCTGAATGGTCTCCAGTTGGAATGATGGGGAAATTATTAGTAAGAGACGACGGAACATGTGTTGTCAATGGGTACTGTAAATCTAATGATAGTGGTATTGCGACAATCTCAACAACTGGGTATCGCGTAATTAAACGCGTTAGTACAAATATAATTCAAGTAGTATTAAAATAATAGGTGATTTAATTATGTATGTAACTAAAAATTTATTATATTTGTATTGGATTTTACTCGCAATATCAGGGCTATTAAATGTAGCCCTTTTATTTATGCGCAGGAAAAAAATATCCGTAATTGTGAAAGAAATACCGACCGATTTAATATCAAAAGAAACATCATCTAAAATCGAAAAGGAGAACCATAAAATAATGGGATTTAGCAAGGAGCGATGATATGACGACATCAACAGCATTACAATTATTACAAATTCTAAGCGATACACCAGAACTAAAAATTTGCCTGGTAATTATCCTCTTGTTTGCTATTGCAGCAATTGGGGCGGTTAGCTATTTGGCATGGGTAATCACAAAAGCAATCGTTAGAATCGCTGACAACACGGAATCTACAAAAGATTCAATGGTAACAACTGGTCATTCAATAGTGGAACAGCGCAAAGAGATTTCCGCTCAAAGTGAAAAGATTGTCGAAATTAAAGATCAAGTACAGGCAGTCAGCCACAACATGGGGGAGCTTCGTACCGATGTAGTAGACATTCAGCGAAACATGGTAACTAAACAGGAATTTCAAGAAGTAACTAGCCGCATAGACGGAGTTGTTACAACTGTTTCAAGAATTGACGGCAGTACTAGGTAGGAGGTATAACATTTGATTAAATACGAAGGACCAGCGACACGATATAGTCATGCTGGTGATGAACCAATCAACTTAAATGAAGAATTTATAGAACAACTTTCAATGGGGCAACGGCTTGCTGATGTAGTTGGTAGGTGTTATGGCTGTTGGAAGTTTATCATCATTCAAACAATAGTCATATTCATATGGGCTATGGCAAACCTGTATTTTCTCTCTACGCAAGAACAATTCGATCCATACCCATTTATACTGCTTAATTTAGTTATGAGCCTTGAAGCGGCTTACAGCACACCTATAATCATGATGAGCCAAAACCGTCAAGCCGAAAAAGATAGGTTGAGCGCAGAGCTAGATTACCAAACCAATAAAAAAGCAGAAAAAGAAATAAAAGTTATTATGGATCAATTAATTTATCTGACTAAAATAATTATTGAAAAGGAAGTGACCAAATGACAACACGATCTTCAAACGATAAAAATGTTTTACGAGCATCAATCCTTGCAATCAATGATGGGTTATGCTCAAATTTTAACTTTGTTATGGGTGTTCTTGGCACTGGAATTTCTAGCCACGCAATTGTTATAACTGGCGTCGTTGGAATTATAGCTGGTGCTTTTTCTATGGCAATGGGTGAGTGGCTATCTCTTAGTACAGTTAATGATAAACGCATAGATGCAGTTAAAGCCGCCCTATATTCTTTCTGTGCGTTTGTAATAGGCGCGTCTATACCAATTATCCCATTTATATTTTTAGGCTCAGAGGACGCGATTGTAAACGTCACAGTAATATGTGGTTGCGCCATGTTTACCATAGGTGTGGCTGATGGCGGCAAAAAAACTCCCATTAAGTCAGGAATTAAGCACATTATTGTTGGATTATTAATTGCAGCAGTTACGCATTTTATATGTTCGTTTTTAAGTATTAGTATTTAATAAAAAATAAAGGGGTGATATCGTGGTACAACTTATCAGAATCGGAACAACTGGAATTTTTAGATTGCCGGATGGTTTATTTTTCGGTAAAACAAACATTAGATTATACGTCGATGGTAGTTTGGCAGATGATAATGTAAAAATTATCAGTGATAATGAAGTTGACGTGTTTAATGTCAAAGAAAACACTATTGTAGAAATAAAAGCGTAGTAAGAAAGGAATGATTTATCTTGAAACAGATATCCTTTGACGAATTAAAACAATTGGCATTGTCTGCACACGATGATATTTGGAATAAAGCACAGGCGTTAGAACGAGACCCTAAAATTTATCTTCATTGGTCCGCTGGACATTATGGTCAATTTTTCGATGATTACCATATCAACATTGACAAAGACGGCACGTTATACGCTTCAACTGATGATTTAAGCGACGTTTTAGCGCATACTTATCATCGCAATAGTGGTGCAGTTGGTATATCTCTAGCGTGCTGTGTGGGGGCTACAAGTGATAATTTAGGCAGTGAACCACCAACCGTTCAGCAAATAGAATCAATGTCAAAAGCAATTACCGTTGTTGCCGATGCACTAGACTTGACAATTGACAAAGATTACGTAATGACTCACGGAGAAGCCGCTGACAATGAAGACGGAATTACGAATCTTCACGATCCGTACGGTCCTAAATCAACAGTCGAACGATGGGATTTAGAATTTCTTGGCACCAATGAATCACCAAAATACAATCCATATGCTACGGATGGCAGCCGGGGCGGTGATGTTCTTCGTGGCAAAGCAAATTGGTATAGAAGTAAAGGTGTGATATAATGAGTAAAGATATTAAAGTAGTGTTTACACATGGAACTGGTTTATTTTCAGGGGCAATTGAAGCAGTTGAAATATTAGGGGAAGAAATAAACGGTGATAATGGCGTTGACTTTGTTCCGACTCACTGCGGATTAATTGTTGATGACAGGTTTCAAGAAGCTTTATCAGACGGCTTTATCGGCAATAGTATACACCACTATGATCCTAAAGATGTGCGTATTTATACGCTTCACATTAGCAACGAAGATGATATTAAACGTGGCGATGCTACATTTGCAAGGTTACTAGGACAAAAATACTCAGTCAAGGCTCTTGTATGTGGTTTAGTATTTACGGTGTTTAGTATGATTATTCCAGGACCGGACGCTGAAAATGATTGTTCTGGTGATGATACGACCGTTTTGCGAGATTATGGATTCAATATCAACAATACAAGCACGGACGGAGAACCAGTCCCGGCAAGCTCAATTACACCTAATATTTTAATTGGTATCATAGACAAGATTGGTAAATTATCGGAGGTATAATATGCATATTGGTGATAAATTTAATTATTGGACCGTAATGTCTTTTGACAAAGCTTATGCGCAATGTAAATGCAAATGTGGCAGAATAAGAAATATTAAAAAATGCTATAGCTGCTAGAAAAATAAAAGAAAGGGAAACTTTTGGATTTTGTATGTAAGGAGGAATGTTGTGCAATACCTAACGCCGATATTAAAATGGATATTACCGTACGTACTGAAAGCGGCAGATAAATACATGCCGAACCTATTAGAATACCTAATGAATAAAATAACAGAAAAGAAGGAAAATTATATGTCAACAATTCAAATTATAGCAAAAGATTCAGCAGAAAAACCATTAGTAGGGGTTTCGTTAGCTTATCAAATTGGTGCAGTTACACCGACACCAGCAGTAACAGGCACAGATGGTACCGTTACTCTTAGCGGCTTGACGGCTGGAGATTCTTATACATTCACTCCAACACTTACAGGATACACAGGCACAGCGGTTACAGTAACGGCTAATGACGCACAAACGGAAGTGGTGAATATTGTTATGACAGCAGATACCGTGGAAACAGCAAAAAGCGTAATCACTACGGCGGCAGTGGCAGCAGTTACGACTACATTGACTACCGAAAATTCAGCATTACTTCAAAAAGGTATTCTTTGGGCTGATACGGAAATTACAAGATTGACAGCTGAAGAAAACGGAGATTCTAAAAGTTGGTACGTGAAAGATGTTCGCGACCCGTTTGAAGTTATTGTTCTTAAAACGTTGGTCGTTTTAGCTAGTGCTGGCGACTCAAGCGCAATCTCAAAATTAATCGCTAAAATTAAATAATAAAACCTGTAAAACTACTAGCCCTCGTCTTAATTGGCGGGGGTTTTTTTTGTTTGCATATTTTTAATTAATTTTGTAAAAATAAGTATTGCAATTTTAAAACAATAGTGATAGTATATAAATATAGAAAGGGGGTGTAAACAAATGGAATTAGAAAGAATAACATTTTACGCAGCACCGGCAGAAAAAAAACAGTTTAAGGAGTTATGTAAACGAGAAGGTATCCCGATGGTACAGGTTTTGCGAATTATGCTTCTCAAACAGCTAAAAAAAGGAACAGTCATGAAAGAATTTATTTAATAAAAATAATGGAGGCACAGCATGACAAGCGAAAAAGCCAGACAATATTTTAAAGACTGTAAGTTATCTTACGACGATATAGATAGTGGTGACATTTGCATATTGATTATGATGCTTAACAAAACATTAAAAAAGCTTCGCAAAAGTACAGAAATATCATTGCGAATGTCGGAAAAAATAAAAAGTAAATACAAAACAAATGGTGATTTAATTACATGCTTTTTACGTGTAAATGGTAGCTATTTTACTAATCGTGAATGTATATCGTTTAACGCGGAAGGGTTTATCGGGTTTTGCGGATGGGCTGATAGCACAAATCAAAAACCAATTGTGGATAGTTTTATTCAATGGTGCGATTATTTAAAAAAAGGAGAATGATTATGGGAAACTTAGTAGAAATATTAAATGGGAAAGTTATAGTGTCAAGTAGAAACGTAGCCGCTAAATTTGGCAAAGAACATAAAAACGTTTTAAGAGATATAGAATCTATCAAAAAAGATGTGCTCAATATTGAGCCGATGTTTTCAGAAACATATGCACCTGATATGTACGGCAGAAACCAAAAAATATATTTAATGAATCGTGATGGATTTTCACTTTTAGCAATGGGGTTTACTGGAAAAGATGCGCTAGAATGGAAAGTAAAATATATTAACGCATTTAACGAAATAGAAGAGCAAGCTTCTAGCAACCTTCCCAAAATGACACAGCAAGAAATTTTAATTGAAACCCTTAGACTTCAAAGCAAAATTACTGAGCGCGTCGATACTCATGATACGGAAATTAAAGTAATCAGTGAAAAGCTTGACAACCAACTCACAATCGATCACGCGGCACAACGAAAACTGCAAAAAGAAATAGCCGTGCGAGTGTACACACGACTAGATGAAAATTCATATGATGAAAAAAACGACGATTTTATTCGTGGTATTGTTTATTCAAAACGTAAGCGTCAATATTTTTCAGCACTTCACCGTGAAATCAAAGATAGGTTTGCTGTTTCGTCTTATACAGATGTTAAGCAAAAAGATTTTAATTCCTGCCTTAATTATATCAGATCATGGATTGAAAAGAAATAAATTATCCACAAAATTATCAACAGGGGTGAATAACTTATGGAAAAATTTAAGATATGGAAAATAAAAATTACAATAGTAGCTGGTAAATCTGAAACAGTTACAACTAAATTAGTTCACACACCTTTACAGATTCAAACAATATCAGAAGAAATTAAAGCTGCATTAAATAGCTACTGCAAACCAACATCCGAAATTACTGATATTCATACTTCAATAATCGAACACGAATTTGAATTTACAAATGGGAGCGAATTATAATGACATTGCGCGAACGGTACGACCAACAGCACAACGGAAACATTGAAAGTGGCATAATCGCAGCAGTATTGGTTTTTCTAGCGGTGATCGGCTCATGATTAATAAAGCCAAGTTAAGCAATTGTCCTTTCTGTGGTAAAACGGTAAGTATTGCTAAAATAAGTACAGACGGTTTTAATTATTATGGAGTTCATGGTGGTCGTGGTAAAAACGAATGTCATTGCCGCGTATTTATGGAAAGCAATTTATTCCCAAAAGACGATCAGGGAGGAAAAGAATATTACGGATTAGTTGAAAAATGGAATGGGAGGGTAACTTCATGAAATATTTAACGCCACACGGAATTAACGTTTTGCTTATCATCGCCTTAGCATTCGCCATAATCTTTACGGTTTGGAGTTGGTAGCGATGAAAACTCTCAAGCAGTTAAGAATTGAAGCAGGTTTCCCGACAATAAATTCAATATCCAGTTATCTGCATATGAGCAGATCGTCGTGGTACAACCTCGAAACAGGGCTTGCATACTTCAAACACCTACAAGAAGATTTACAAAACCGCATAGCAATCGTTTTAAACGTAGATAAGTCGGAATTGATACACGAAGTCAAGCCGACCAAATGCGTTGAGTACAAAGCAACCAGCGAGCAATTAGAAGCGTTTTTAAAGCCGTTCGGTGAAAGATTACAGCCAATTACCGAACCACTCAAGAATCGCAAGAAAGCAATCGGGCTGGCAAGCCTTTCATATTTTGAAAGAAAAGTAATACCGGAAAAAGAAATTCAAGATTAAAATTAAAAAGGAGAAATTAAATTGAAAATAAAAACGATTAAAATTACCAATTTCCTAGGAATTGACGAATTAAATTATAATCCTGGCAACCTTACAGTTATCGAAGGTGAAAAAGGCAGCGGAAAATCAAGCATCTTAGAAGGTATTGAAACCGCCATTACAAATACTCGCCGCAGAACAGAAGTAATCAAGCATGGCAATGATGAAGCAACACTTTTCATCCAAACCGATACAGGGCTTGAAGTTGATCGTAAGATCCGTACAGGTAAAGCCGACTATTTAAAATTACGGCAGCAAGGTCAGGGCGTTAAATCAACCGAAGCTGAATTAAGAAAATTCATTAACGGTGACATTTTCAGACCGCTTGACTTTATCAATCTTGATGCAAAAAAACAAACTGAAATCATTCTTGGAATGATTAAAATGCAGTATTCAGATGAAGAAATTATCGCATGGTTTGGCAGAGATGATATTCTCAGTGGCATCAATACGGATAAACATTTGTTGCAGGTTCTAAAAGATATTGAAGTAGCTAATTTTAAACAGCGTGAAGAAGTAAACCGCGAAATTAATCTCCTTAAAGGTCAAGTTAAAGGAATCGAATCTGAATTGCCGGCTAATTATGATGGCGAAGAATGGAAAACTAAGAAAGTACAGGACTTCTACAATAAAGTTTCCGATGCTCAAAAAGCAAACAACTATATTGATGAAGCTGAACGGCTAACAGCTGGAATTTCTGAAAAGATTGACGCTCTTACAGCGGTTTCAGACGGCGCTAAGTCTCATATAAAAGCTAAGTTTGTTAGCCAACGGCAGGACATTAAAGACATTATTGATCTAGCAAACGGTAGAATTGTTACCTCCCAAAATGTTATTGATACGGCACACGATAAATTAAATCTTGAATATGCTGATCTTGAAAAAAAAATGGGTAAAGAAATTGATGCTATTAAGTTAAAATATAAAAATTTAACTATAGGCGCAAAAGTTCATATTGACAGTGAAGTCCATTCTCAAAAAGAATTAATTGCACAACAAAAACAAAAGATTGCGGTAAAGCAACAAGAATCCGCATCGCTAACTGACCTTGAAAAGCAAGAAATTAAAAGCGAAGATGCTGCTCTCAAAGCTTCCATTGAAAAAGAAAAACTTCGTGCCGGTAAAGCCACCGAATATTTAAAAGAACATGAAAAGATTGAAACAGAACCACTCCAAACCGAAGCCGACAAAATAGCCGACATGCAAAGCTATCTGCGCGAATGGGACCGTATGATTGATATTCGTAATGGCAAGTTGGCAATCAAAAAAGCATACTCTGACGAATTAACAGGCGTTATTACAACTGCCAGAAACAAACCTGCCGAACTTCTTAAACAGCATAAATTGCCAATTGATGGTATTTCAGTTGACGAAAATTCAATGATCCGCATTAATGATGTTTTGCTCGATGGTCTATCCGATGGTGAAAAACTTGAAGCTGCTTTTAAAATTGCGCTGCAGCGTATGGGGGAATTAAAGGTGATCTGCCTCGATGGTTTAGAAAAGCTCAATGAGTCAGAACAAAAGAAGATTGTTAAGCTTTGCGAAAATAACGACATTCAGGCATTTGTTACCATCACCAAGGATACTAAAAACGGTGAATTTGAAATTAAAGGGGCGTTATAATAATGGCTACAAAAGAATTAGTATTAACTGAAACACACAAAAGCTTAATGGCACTTTTAACAAGCAAGCAAGAAGCAATGCCAAAAGATTTTAACCAGACAAGGTTCCTTCAAAATTGTATGACTGTCTTGCAAGATACTTACAATATTGAAAAATGCCAGCCTATTTCTATAGCCAGAACGCTTTTAAAAGGTGCTTTTCTTGGATTAGACTTTTTCCAAAAAGAATGCTATGCCATCCCTTATGGGGATGGTTTGCAATTCCAAACAGATTACAAAGGCGAAACAAAAATGGCTAAAAAGTACAGCATTCGACCAATAAAAGATATTTACGCAAAAGTTGTTCGGGAGGGCGACTTCTTTGAAGAAGAAATAAAAGATGGTCAGCAGGTAGTAAACTTTAAACCATTATCATTTAATGATGGTAAAATAATTGGCGCATTTGCAATAGTTTTATACCAAGATGGCGGCATGGAATATGAAACAATGTCTACCGATGAAATAGAAAAAGTAAAAGAAAACTACAGCAAAAAAAGTCATAAAACAGGCGAGTTTTCAAAAGCGTGGGTTGTTTCAACTGGCGAAATGTACAAAAAAACCGTGCTGCGTCGCTTAACCAAAAAGATCGAAAAAGATTTTGCTAGTATCGAACAGGCAAAAACATATGAAGAAAGTTCCGATATGGAATTCAAAGATAAACAGAAAGCTGAAAAACATGAAGTTCCAAACATTCTTTACAAGCAGGAAGAACCGATTGAAGCTGAATTTAAGGAGGTACCAAAAGAAGAAGAATCACCTTTTGATGCAAAGGAAGAAAAATAAATGTTGGCAAGAGATTTAACAGGAGAAAGGTTCGGTAGGTTAATTGTTACCTACCGGCTGATTGGCAAACACGTAAAACGAAGTTATTGTTATATATGTAAGTGTGATTGCGGAAATGAAACTGTAGGATACCAGTATGAATTATTAAATGGAGACACGAAAAGCTGTGGTTGCTTTACAAGAGAAAGAGCGATTGAAACAAATACTACTCACGGATTAAGCAAAACAAGATTTTATCAAACATGGAGAGATATGCTAGAAAGAACAACAAACTTAAAAAATCATGCATATAAAAGGTATGGCGGCAGAGGAATAAAAGTATGTAAGGATTGGCTTGTCTTTGAAAACTTTGTAAAAGATATGTATGAAAGTTATTTAAAACATAGTAACGATTTTTCAGAAAAAGAAACAAAAATAGATAGAATTGACAATGATAAAGGATACTATTTAGAAAATTGTAAATGGTCTACAAATAAGGAACAATGTGCAAACAGATCATCAAGCGTTAAAATTTTAATTAAAGGAATATATCTTAGCCCAATTCAAATAGCGGAAAAATATAATTTAACATATTCATCAATAACACACAGATTAAGTAGAAAATGGAAGTTACCAGATTTAATAAAACCGATGAGAAAAAGGAGAAAATAAATGGAATTAACACGTAAAAATTATTTTAGCCCTGAAGCTGAAGCGAAATACCTAGGATCGTCTTCTTTTAAAGCGTGGGATACTGAGCACGGTGGATGTGAAGCAAAACAAATAGCAAAACGTTCTGGAGAATATATAGAAAAGTCAAATCCTGCTTTTTTGCTGGGTAGCATGATTCACAGCTGGTCTTCAAATGATCTTCAAGAATTTATCGCAAGTACGCCAGAATTATTTAAAAAAGATGGAACTTTATTAGCAAAATATGCACTTGGCGATACCATGATAGAAATATTTAAAAATGATCCGGCAATGGTTGAAATGCGTGAAGGTCTCAAGGAAAATATTTTTGTAGGACAAATAGGCGGTGTATGGTTTAAGATTCAAGTTGATATTCTCAACATCTTGAAAGCCCGTTTTTGCGATATTAAAACCACTAAATCTATGTATGAAAAGTATTGGAATCCGGACAGCAGAGAATATGAAAGCTTTATTCAAAAGTATGATTATCCGTTGCAATTCACCATTTATGGAGAGGTCTTACGGCAGAATTACGCTAAGATTTTAGAAGAAGCTCTTAAAACTTATACGCGCAAACAACTTAAAAAGTTTATCGACATTATGGAATCAAATTCATTCTTGGAATGTTACATCTTGGCAGTAGATAAGCAGGAAGTCCCAGACCATAATATTATCTTTATGGATCTTGATTCTTATGCTGATGAACGGTTGGAAGAAATCAAAGCCAAATTGCCACATATCATGGCTGTACGAAATGGCGAAATTGAACCGGAGCATTGTGGCAAGTGCGATTACTGCCGAAGCATCAAAAAAATTACCACGCCGATTCACTATTTAGATTTTAAAATTTAAAACTATGGGGCTACATCTTCGGGTGTGGCTCTCATAAAATCAGGAGGTATAATATGAGTAGATTACGTATAAATATACAGGTATCGCATGATGAGCGTCTTGACTTAATGCGATTATTTATTATGATGGCGTGTGTACCTAAAACCGATTATTCTGACATTAATTTATCTGAAATGAGAAAAGCATATCAAGCGTTAAATTATAGATTGGTGGTGGCTTTATGAATAAATCTTTAAAAGATTGTCCTATCTGTGGTGGAAGAGTAGCCATGCTTTTTGACAAGAATTTAGCTAAAATTATATGCAGTTGTGGTTTAAATTTCCCTTTTTATTTTAATAATGCGGCTGAGTTTAATTCTTATATTGAAAAATGGAACAATAGAAACGACAGCAATGATATTTCTCTAAAAATAAAAACTGCAATGATTGATTTTTGCAAAACATTTAAAAATAGACAAAGCCATTCCACAATTTGCTATCCACCCACAACTGGTGATGATTGCGAAATGTTGCATCTTTGCAAAAGTATTGAAAAGGTACTGGAGGAATATAAATGATTGTTTATTTAAGCCATCCGTACACTGGCGATGAAGTGAAAAACATCGAACATGCATCAACTATCGCGTTGCAACTTTCATATCAATACACGGTGTTTTCGCCACTTAATAATTTTACATTCATCAATAGCGATTTTACTTATGGTCAGGTTATGAAAATGTGTTTGGACATGCTAGAGAAATGCGACAAGTTAATTTATTACGGTCACAGCAATGGCGTTGATACCGAAATAGCGTTTGCCAAGAAACTAGGAATACCAGTAGAGGAGTGGACGGAATGATTAATTGCTTAACTTGTCAAAATTACAACGACCGCAAATGTAAAACCGCCATGCATTCGGCGTGCAGCAAATACGTGCTTGATCCGAACGGCGAAACTGAATTAAAAACATCATCATTTTTATTCGAAGTTGGCGAACCGCTGCCACCAGTTGGCGAATGGTCCAAAAATCTATTTGCAATTAACGGGCAGCTAAAACGGATATTCGTTGACATTATGACACCTATGCAATGGGTAAGTGGTCGCAAACTTGAGTGCATTGCCACTTATCGGTATTACGTGGACGAAGATGTGGAGATTAAAATTAAGGGCGGCAGATCGAACGTGGTGCCGTTTAGAAAGAGTGGCACGGATTGATAGTAACAATGTGGTGCGGGGTAAAATCTGCACCATAAAAAATATCTAAATATACCATTGACAATTAGTTATAGCGGATATATAATGGTTTTAAAGGAAGTGATACAGCGTGTTTAATTTAAAGATCGAACGAATGAGAAACAAGCTTACTCAAAAGGAATTAGGCGAAAAAGTCGGGTTAACTGGTAACATGATTGGCGAAGTCGAGGCAGGAAGAGTACAACCTTCAGTCAAGAGCATTTCAAAGTTGGCTGACGTTTTAGGAGTAAGCGTGGATTATTTACTAGGAAGGACTGACAAATAGAATGGGCGAACGCAGGATGTTTTCAAAGACAATAATTGATAGTGATACTTTTTTAGATATGCCACTATCAAGCCAACTGCTTTACTTTCATCTTTCAATGCGCGCCGATGATGACGGGTTTATAAATAATCCAAAGAGCATAATGCGGAATGTTCGATGTAATGATGATGATTTAAAGCTTTTGATTGCTAAGAAATTTATCATTCCTTTTGAATCTGGTGTAGTTGTTATAAAGCATTGGAAAATCCACAATTACATTAGAGCGGATCGATACAAAGAAACAAACTGCTTAGAAGAGAAGAAATTTTTGCAGTTAAATCAAGGGAATGAGTATGTTATTGGTATACCAAGTGACAACCAAGTGGCAACCATACCGCAACCAAGTGACAACCAAACGGGGACGCAAGGTAAGTTAGGTAAGGTTAATTTAAGTAAAGAAGTACCTTATAAATTCATCGTTGATAAATTTAACGAATTATGCACATCTCTTCCTCAAATTTTAAAATTAACTGATTCAAGAAAACGTATAGTAAAGTCAAGATGGAAAGAACTAGGTGATAATAAAGAATCTTTTATAGAATTCTTTCAGAGAGTAGAAGATAGTGACTTTTTATCTGGTAGAGCAAAAGACTGGACTGCAAGCTTTGACTGGATAATGAAAGCATCTAACTTTCCTAAAATATTGGAGGGTAACTACGACAATAGGTATCAAGAAAGTACCCCATCTTTTCAGTCAAATGAAGCAATACGTAAAAAATATTTACCAACCGTATAAAATAAAAGGAGAGTGTATGAAAAATGGCAAAAATAAATATTACAGTTGATCTTGATTGTCTTGGAGACGAAGAAGGTTCTGAAAGTTTTGACGAGATTCTTAGAAGTGAAATTATAAGTGGTGTTGTTTCTTATTACACGAAAAACATTGATAAAAATATTATAGCTGAAGCCGAAGCTAAGATTAAAAAAATAGACACTGATACGGCAGAAAAAATAAATAACCAGATAGATGAAAAAATGGCTGGTATTCTTGATGGCTTTCTCGAACGTAAGATAAATACTTACGACAAGTGGGGAGAAGTTGTAAAAGAAGGAATTCCAATTATTGACCTTGTTAAGGAAAAGCTAGACAAGTTTATGACTGAAAAGGTTGATAGTAGTGGAAGGTCTGGTAACTATGATGCTAAATATCCTCGACTTGAGTATGTTATTCAGAAAAATATAACGCATGAAATGGAACGCCGCATTGATAAGGCAGCTTCTGAAATTAGAAGCAAACTAGAAGAACACATGCAAAAACAGCTTGAAGAAAAAGTTGGTAAAAATTTAATTGATTTGTTAAAACTAGACAAAATGTAAAATGGGGGAATACTAGTGGCAGCAGGATTCGATATAGATTGTGAAAGAGAGTTAATAGCCGCCATGCTTCAAAAGGAAAAATACCTACTCGAGATAATTTCAGAGGTAACGCCAGAAGATTTTACGCAGGATAGCCTGAGACAGCTATTCTTAATCATAACCGATATGTACAACGCTAATAGAAAGGTCACTGTGCAGTCCGTGTTGACCGAGAACCGCGAAGAAGTTAAAAAAATAGACTTTGGTATGTCTTACATTATGCTAACGACACAGCTAATCTCAGGCGGTATTAAATCGCGAATAGATCGGCTGCATGAAACGACAAAAATACGTAAGCTTCTCAGAATATCGGATGACATTCGAGAGTTGGCAAATGATGACGCCAAAAGTGAACAGATATTGCAAAGCACTGAAACCTCATTATCTGAACTGGATTCTACTGGAATTGAAAGAGTTTATACCTCACCAATTCAATTAGCAGACAATTGTTTAAACGTTGCAACCGATATGCGGAATGAAGAAAAGCGTAACAAACAGATGCTTTATACCTCGTTTAAGAAGCTTAACGAAATAAGCGGTGGATTTAGTAAGGGTGATCTAATCATATTGTCGGCACAAACTGGCGTTGGTAAGTCAGCGTTTGCAATGAACATAGCTAAAGAAATAGGCATAGTTCAGAAAAGACCGATATTTTATCTTAATTCTGAAATGGGTGCTTCTCAGATGGCTTTACGCTGGGATTCGTACATGGCGAAAGTGTCTCATAAGAAGTTAAGAAACGGAACCGCAACGGATGAAGAAATGCAACAAATAAATGACATTCTTAGCCAAATATCATCCGGTCAAGTGCACACTCTTACAATTCCAGATTTACAAATTTCAAATGTTACAGCCGAGGTAAGGCGGGCTAAGTCGCAATATGGAATAGAGGTTTGTATCGTAGATTATATCGGGCGTATGGATTGTTCGAATGTTGCTAAAAAAGACGATTGGAAGATTCTTAAATCGGCAGCCATGAGGCTAAAGACAATGGCTCAGTCGCTTAACATGGTGGTAATTATGTTAGCACAGCTTACTGATGGTGAAACGCTGGCGCAGTCATCTCAAATGAAACAGGAAGCTGACTTGTGGCTAAATCTTAAAGAGATTGAGAAGGACGACCAGCCCGCTTTTGCACCGTGGAATATTTTAGCTGAGATTAGAAAGGCTCGTAATGCGGACAAGTCACATGCTATTTCAATGCGGTTTAACGGTGACATATTGACGTTTACGGATGATAAGACGATTGCTTTGGATTGGTATTCTGACGAGCAGGGCGAACCTGCAGCACAATTTGGTGCTATCGTATCACAGCCAGGGCAGCCCGAACCGAAGAAGAAAAGTACGTATAAAAGAAAGTAGGTGGACTAATTGACGAATCTTGAATATTATTCATGGGTTTTGCGTTGGCAAGAGATTAGAGAAAAAGCTTTAACGATGTTTTTAAACGACAAAATTAGTAAGCCGATGGCTCAAAGGTCCGTGGCGTTAGCTAATTGTCAAATTAAAATTTTATATAATTGGAGAATGAGAAAGAAGGCTATCATAGATGGATCAGAATAACGACGAGTGGCGCAGACAGAATAACCAATGCACGTCCTGCTACTACCTTAAGGAAATAGGTTACTTCACACGTGGCGGAAAAACATGCTTATCGACACGCTGCAAATTAAAAGGAGTTACCAGTATTAAGACCAGCGGCTGTGATGAATTTCAGCTGTTTACGCGAATGGTGCGCCATGAAACGGAACCAATCGAAATTTGTGAGGATATGCTGCAATGGTGTGATCCGATAAAAGGAGTTGTGAGCCGTGACTGATTTAGAAATCCGTAACAACTGGATTAAGTCGGCTAGAGACCGCACCGAACTAGGACACCCAACCGTCGTACTGGCTGTTCCGAATGGAGGATACCAAACAATGCCGCGCGAAATGGCTGAGAAGAAATACGCTGACATGATAATTTATCCGGTGGCAGTTGAAAAGATTGAAGTACCAGTGGTGACCTTGCAGGAATATGTGCAGAAAACTTACGATATGGGGGCGAACTGATATGAGTTATAGCAGTTTATGGGTAATGGATAAGAATTTTAATGGTGAAGAATTAAAGGAATACAGAAACTCATGGTTATTTACAATAGTCATATGTGATGTATTATGCAAAAAGTATATGCCAATGCCAGATGGAGAACCTAATAATTTTTTAACAAGAGATATGTTTGATAAATCGTTTTCAAGCAAAATTAATAATAAAATAAACAATTGCACTGAACAAGTCGACCGTATCGCATGGGAAATGTCAATGCAGCAAATATTTTTTACAAAAGATAAAGATTTTGTCGCTGGTTGCGTTAAGAAGTTTCTTAAGCTAAATGTTAATTACTTGGATAATATGGGATCACAGCCGGTTATTAATAGATTTAACAAAATAGCAGATGACATATTAAGCCTTGATGAAGAAAAACATCCATATTTTATTTTCAAAAATACAAGCGTTGATGATAACGTTGAATTTTGGTTTAAGAAATACAACGAAGAAACCGGAGAAGCCGAAGCCGTACCGTTAATTGAAATGGATGGTCAAATAGCTGAATTTGTTTATATAGAAAATAACAAAATTATCGGATGGGATGACAATTTAAAATTTTTCGATAAGAAGCAAATTATTTAACGAAAAGGGGCGAACTGATATGGGAAACGTATCACCTATCACAAACACAGGAAAAAGCTATCTTAGATTTGATCGCCACAAACGCGAACACCGCGAAAAGAAGCAGCGTAAACAAGCTGGTGTTGCGTTTAAAAATGTGCTTTATGGCACGATGAAGGTTGATTTGAATGCATAGAATGACAACTGTCGAAAGACTGAACGATTGGCATAGAAAAATAGCTGATGGGAAAATAAAATCAATAGAAATTGATGAAATAAATGCACTTGGCGAAGCGATAAAGGCACTAGAAGACCAGCCAAAATATGAGGCGGCTTTAAAACTAATGGCAGCTGAAAATATACCGGATAATTCTTACCAGTTTTGCTTTGCATGCATCAACGAAGATCCGACTAGAAGTCCATACGAAGGACGCGTGTGCCAGCGGCATGAAGGTAGAAAAGGCGTAATATACACAAACGAGTGCGGACGTGCGGCTATAGTTTATTACAAAAATAAAGTTGGATTGGATGGTGGCACAAATGTATAGCTTAACACAACTCATAGTGGCGATTGTGGCTAGTTTATTGGCTGGCGGCTTTATTGGATTAACAGCGACCGCATTATGTGTAGCGGCGAAAGGGGATAAGAAAGATGATAACCGATGAAGTTTTAAACGAATACACCGAAATGATGGACAATGCTTTTAGCGGCAAAAACGGAAATTATAAAGTTTCGTATGGTACCGATGGATCGAAAAATATACTTGATGCTTTTAAAGAATTGCAAGACCGCCGCCAATCAGATTTACGGGTTGCGACGAAGTTTTTGACAAATAGCTATTACAGACAAATTGAACATATTGAAAGCGAATTTGATGAAACCCGTGAGGCGGTTACTGATTTAATGGAAACCATGGTGTTGGATAATAAACCCGACTATGCTGACAAATTAAGCCACGCCGCCGAGGAGATAGTCGACCTCCAGTCCACTTGCGAGACCATGCTTGCCATCCTAGAGTTTGATAAACAGCAACGCAGGGAAATTCGCAAGAGGGTTATTGCTAAAAATGCAGCACGGCACTATTACGAGGAGGACAAAGAAAAATGAACGATAAAGCGTTATATCATTTCTTAATGACACATGAAACAGGCATAAATTTTCATCCCGTAAAACATGAAATAAAATCATGGGTGCATGTGCCGTATTCTGATCTTGAGGATTTTTTGAAAATTATCCAGCCACAATATGAACATTACCCAATGGCTGAATTACAAGAATTTAGCGCATGTGTTATGCTTGATTTAATATTTGATGATGACGGGGAAGAAGACATTGGAGAATATCAAGCGTGCTTTGCAAATGATGATTTTCAGAGTGCTTTTAAACTGAAAAGAGAATATGAAGAGGGCGGCAAATAAATGGAAGACATCAAAGTTAGACCGGCAGAAAATAACGAGCATTGCGACACCTGTCGTGAAAAGCGTCATGCAGCCGTGATCTGCACATTAGGGCTGGTGGAAGTAAATCTGTGCAACGTGTGCGCAGGGAAATTAATCGATAAATTGGAGGACAATATATGAACAGCACGACAATTTCAGGCAAGGCGTGGGAGCCGGCGTGTAAATATTTGGATAGTGGCATGTGCATTACGGAAATTAGCGTTTCAGTATATGACGGAAAAGATAAAGAGGGGAAAGCAAAGTATTTCAGTGTAAAAGTTAAGATGTTTAAAGAGCTAGCTGAAAACGCTGGTAATATTATTCGTAAAGGTGATAATGTTGTTGTTAGTGGCAGATTAACAGAGGAAAAATGGGAAAAGGATGGTCAGACGGTTCGCAGGTTGGTATTGATTGCTGATTCGATTGGTACTGAGATTAGCAGATTCGCACAAGAACCGCCAATTGCAGCCACAAAAACTGGTGCCGATTCGTTTGGATCGCAACTTGATGATTCTGAAACAATCCCATTTTGACCAATTGATATAATTAATACACATGAATTTACTCACCACAATAGCCGCCAAACTTCACCACGCTTTGTTGGTGGATATTTAATATCGTTAAACGTAAAAGTATAAGCATGGATAAAATAAATTAATTAGAAACGATTGTAGGGGGTTACATGTTTAATTCAGATATAGACTATATTGAAAAGTGCAAAACTTGCAGACTAAAGCCAGACAGAAAAGCTGATTTAAACATAATGATTTGCCGAAACTGCCAGATCATGGTTAATGTGCAAGAAATTGTAAAAGAAGTTTTTGAGCCGGTTGCTAGGAAAATAGCTAACATGGTAACCGAATTAGAAAAACGATTATAGGAGGTTTGAAATGAAAAACAAAGTTATGGCATTGAGCAGTTTTAAAGTTACAATAGCCACAAACACCTTTAAATTTGATGTAGCTGAATTTAAAAAAGGCGAGCAATATGATTGGGAATATACAGTTACTAATGGTGCTGATACGATATACACTATAAATGGTGTTAGATTCATGGAACCAAAAGCGGTTGAATTGTTTATTGATGTAATGTGTGCAACATGCAAATGGAATGGAAATGGTTGCAGCAAAAATGTTAAATGCACTAAAGCTTATGATAGATGGGAGTATAAAGGAGCTGAATCAAAAGTGGAAAACAAAAATTACATGCCGGAACTATGCAAAATGTTTGGGCTGAAATGGGATAATGAAAAAGGATTAAGCCAAGGATTTGATGTTGGGGTTGAGGGGAAATGGCAATTTATGAAAGGTACAGCATACCCTAAGAAAATGAATACTTGCGATGGTAGTAATATTTGGAGCAAAACATTACTACCACAAATTTTAACTGGTGCTCTTACGATTAAACCCATTGTTGAATTTGCAAAGCCGATATGGTGTAAAAATAACGGTGATGTTTATAAATTTGTAGACGCAAATGGCAGCGTTCATTCTGCAATGTTTATTAATTCTGATTATGCTTATTATCGCCGTGCTCACGGCAACATGTTTAAATGTACTGATGACGAAAAGTTACCACAAGCGCAAATAGATCAAATTGTTGCCGAAATGAAACAGGAAGTTGCTAACAATGGCGATTGAATTAACAAAAGCTGATCTTAAACGATTTGGCATTAAAGCCCCGAAACAATCCAAATACCACAACCAAAAAATAGAAATTGATGGCATCACATTTGACTCAAAGAAAGAAGCAAACCGATACGCTGAATTAAAGCTAATGAAAAAGGCTCACATCATTACAAACTTTGAGCTGCAGCCAGAATTTATTTTACAAGACGGATATGTTAGGGATGGTAAAAACGTTCAGTCTATTAAATACAGGGCTGATTTTAGGGTAACGTATGCAGACGGCAGGGTGGTTATTATTGACGTTAAGTCGTCGGATAAATTTAAGACTGATGTTTACAAACTGAAAAAGAAAATGTTGCTGTATAAATATCCAGATATTATTTTTAAGGAGGAGTATTGATGGACAAATACGAAAAATTAACCGAAGATTTGAAAGAAGCGTATCAGTTTTCTAAAAAAGCTGTAACTGGTGACGATGGTGGTTCAGCCAATCTTGATAGTACATTTTTAACATTGCCGCGATGGAATGAAAAGAAAGTAATTAAAGCTGTGAGCGACGCAGGGCTACATTGCGGTAGTAAAGTACATTGGATCGGCAACGGCTATTTAATTGGCGTTGGTGGTGGTCAAGGCGACGACAGAGTAAGGGCGAGAAACGCTTTTGCTAGTTATTTAGAATCGAAAGGATACGATGTATTGCATTTTGATAAAATGGATTAGGAGAGGATACTAATGGACAAATTAAACGAAATTTTGAAAGTGCTAAAAGTTAAAGTTAATACACCGTTTCAGTGTGAAAACAATATATTATTTTTCAAAATAACAAGCGATGGAAGGTTTTGGTCAAAAGGAGCTTCGGGCGTTTGGGCAGAATCAAATATTGGATGGTGGGGACTTGTTACTGAAAATTTAATGCCGCGATTACCGGCAGTTAAACCATTTAAGCCAGGCTATGGGATGAAGTACAAATATATAAATACAGACAATTGCAAAATATCGGATACATTATTTACTGGAACATTATTTGATTTGCAAAATAGAAAACTAGGAAATTGCTTTTATTTAGATCAGCAAATACCCGAATGGCAAAAAAAGAATTTAAACAGTCACTTTATGAAAAGAGTGAATCTGATGGGATCATATAAACCATTACCGGATAATATAAAAGAAGAAGTTATCAAGATTGGAACTATTTCTGATGAAGTTTTTAATGCTGTTCGTTTTGATTGCTCGTCTGAATATGGCTTAAATAATATTGATGCATGTTTGTTGCCGCCTCGTTATAATTGTGATCCTAGGTTAAGAGCTGCTTGTTGGGAAAAGGCGGTTGACGAGATATGAGTCACACATTAAACTTTACGCAATCACACAACGGCTACCACTATTCGCTGGTTGATGCTAATGGTGATGAAGTGGCAAGCGGTGACGTCTGTGCAAAAGACGTATCAATAGCGTATGACATCGTTATGGAAGCGGTAGATGAAGTGTTTGGCGAAATAAACTTGGGAAAGGTTGATTAATGAATAATGAATGCCAAAATTGCGGTGAATGTTGCGGCGTAATTCTTGCCACAAACGCAGAAATAGTAACCATTAAGCATTATATTAGCAAGATGCCAAATAAGTACCGGCAAATATTAAAGCGGCAAAAGAAAGGCATGCTGTCGTGCTGTTACCGTGATGATACAAGAAAACGTTGTGCAATCCATGAAGTTAGACCGGAAATTTGCCGAGCGTATGGACATCTTGAAAGTTTGCATTGTGATAAGTTTTTTAGTGCGGATGAATCTCAAGCACCTCAAAGAAATAAGGATCGCAGGTTGTTGCCAAATATGTTATAAAATAAATTTTAGGAGCTGAATTATGAAGAACTTTTTAATTAATGCTATGGCGTGGATATTTTTTATTATGGCTGGTTTAGGAATTGTGTGGATCGTGCAGGGCAATAGTTTTTTCATTTATCAATACTTTGCACCTAAATACGAAAATGTACGCAGGACGACGTTTGAGCAGTCCAAGGCGTACAATCAAGGGATGGCGCAACAGCTGTCCAACCAAATGCAAGAATATGAACAGGCTACACAGGAAAGCAAAGATTCGTTGGCAACTATTATTGTTCATGAATACGCTGATTATGATTTAACAGAATTTCAGCCATATCAGCGTACCTTCATAGAAAAATTGCGCAGAGGAGAAAGATAAAATGAAAAAAATAATATGTTTACTTGTTATTGGCATTATGGCGGTTATAATGGCAGGCTGCACACAGGATTCTATTGATAAAGAACAGCACCAACAAGAGCAAATGCAAAACGAATCAATTTCTCAGGTTGGCGTTCCGGCAATAACCAATTTTCAAGAAAAACGCATACTGAAAGAAATTTATGAGCTACGAGATCAAGCGAACTTGTCAACTTATACTTACATTGTGGCACAGCAAACAGGGCAAGTAGTTCTTCTTGGCAAAAGCATTGGTTATGGCATACCGGCTTCAACACAATTTAATAACCCCGAACAAATTGCAACTGGTCATAATAATACAGTAACATTACCGCAAGCCGATCCAAATGGATTATACAGCCCGGCTTCAGCAGAAGGAACATGGGTATTACTTGTTAACCCTGCTAATTCAAAAGAAGTTAAGCCAGTTTATGTGGAACAGCGAATTATTGTTAGCCAATTTCCGTTAAAATAATTTAATAAAATTATAGACAAGTGCTATCAATTGTGATATATTAGATACATGGACAAGCAATATAAAATTAATGAATTCGCAAAAATGATAAACGTTTCGATCTTAACCCTGCAACGGTGGGACAATAAAGGAATTTTAGTAGCACACCGAACGCCAACAAATCGGAGGTTTTACACGCACAGCCAGTATATGGCGTATATCGGTGAAGAAAAGTAAGGAAGCGACAAATTACGAAGAATTGGAAACAAATTTACTGGTCGTTACTTGGTGATGCGATGGTTGGGGCATTGCTAAAACCTTGCAGGGGTATAGGATAAACTGCACGAGCGAAGACGCTTAAATAATGGTGAGGATGGGTTACTGTATTTCCTGTCCTCCTATAAAATAACTGGTGCTCCATGGAGAGTGGATCTGGCATACATTTATATATGATTGTAAGTCCATATGAGTTAAATGATTGTAAGCAACTAACAGCCAGTTTATATATATCTATTGTAAAGAGCGACGGGTAATGAAAAACTATAGTCGAAACTGCGTTGCGTAAAAGCAAAAAACGAATCCCGAAGAGTGGCAGAATAAAAACGGCTAACTCGCTCTTTTTACAATGGATATATGCTAATCACAAGAAAAAATAAAAAACGGAATGATTACACCGTTGATTAGTTTATAGACATTATGTCAAGGAAAAGACATTAAAACCCGTGAGTGGACATCAAGTCACGTAAAATAAGCAGGACATGGCAGATAGCTAAAGTACAAAGCTACAAAGGTTGGGCTGTGACTAATAATAGTGACGGTTGGTGGCTATTATTTCTTTTAGAAGTTGAGGGCTGGATCAACTTTCCTTGGGCGGTGGGATGGATAAACCGTCTGAATATGTAGGCGACAAGGGAAATCTTGAAACCTGCTACACCTTCTATTACAAATA